GGGCGCGAAAGCACATCACGCTGCCGGAGTCCTACGCGCAGCCGGGACCGTTCTCGGTGCGGACGACGCCGTGGCTCGTTCCGATCTTCGACGCGTTGCAGAATCCGCTGGTGCGCCGCGTGCATTTCCGCAAGGCCGTGCAGATCGGCGGCACGCTGGTCGCCGACGTTTGGATTCCTTGGGTGATCGCCAACGACCCCGGCCCGATAAGCTGGACGATCTGGATGCCCGGCATGTAACTAAAGTAGGAAAACAACAAACAGGGGGAGACAAGAAACGCGGTTCGTGGCAGATTACAGCGGAGCGGTTAAAGCTTATCTCCGATTCAGTTGCAGGTTTTGAGCAGCTCACTACGCTTGCAAACCGCTTGCTTCAGGCCGGGCAAGATATTCAAGCTGCGGACAGGGCCACGCGGGAAGCCGGAACAAAAGAGTTTTTTGCTGTTCAGGAAGAGATTAGAACTGAACTAGAGGCTGTGTGCAATACGCGAGACAGCTCTAAGGGTTTGGAAAAACTCCAGCGCTCATTGGCTCTTTCTTCCACTTACAAATCCCTGTGCGAGCGCATCAAATCCGCGGAGAATGTTAACTCCTTGAATCTTTTGATCAAAGACGCAAACTTGGAGATTGACGTATATGCTCAACGCTCCAAGCAACTTAAGAAGCTGATTAATCAGCGGAAAGAACTTATCGGCGACGCCGGCGAGAAGCTGGACGATCTAATTTCAGAGGTTTCCACGCAGGCTCCTGTCGCCGAAAACACCACACTCGCAATCGATTTTTAAGATGCAACGACGTGTCTCTGTGCTCTGCTGCGCAAGCGGTTACATCAAGGATCTCAATTCTTTTACAGACGACCCTGCGGAAGCTTGTTTCTTCGTGACATCAGATCGGGCATGGCGGGCTCTCTCTACGGCGAGAGAAACCATGAAACAACGTTGCTGGATAGCTGAGGCATCCATCCCGTTCCCCTTGCCTAAACCTGTTTGCTCAGGCAGCTGAAGCCGTCAAATTCACTTAACAAACACAAACATGGAAACCTCTCTTTTCGTCAAACTGCAGAACTTTCGTGGTGCGCTTAACAGTGCATACCTTGAACGCGAGCATATCGTCGACGGTTTGTTGGCCACGCTGCTCAGCAAGCAGAACGCATTCTTGCTAGGTGTGCCCGGCACCGGTAAATCCGAACTGGTGCGCGCCATGTGTAACGGTATCAAAGATGCTCGATACTTCGGATACTTGTTGACCCCAACATCCGACCCGTCCGAAATCTTTGGCCCGGTAGCGGTGACAAAGCTTTTGCAAGATGAGTACGAACGCGACGTCACAGGATATCTATCTGATGCGCACATCGCGTTCACAGACGAACTATTCCGGGGAAGCTCGGCAATCTTGAACTCTCTTCTGACGCTGCTTAACGAACGCACGTTCAACAACGGCAAAGAAAACATCAAGACACCAATTCAGTCGATTGTTGCCGCAACAAACAGTTGGCCTGACGAAGAATCTTTGCAGGCTTTCGCTGATCGTTTCCTGTTCCGCCCCACGGTTGATCTGTTGCGTAAACCGGTCTCCAAACGGCAGCTCGATCAATGGGGCCTCGGACTGAAGAAGAGGCCTGCGGTAGGCGAGCACCTGACACTAGACGAGCTGACGGCCCTCCAGGAGGCAGCGAGTGAGGTCAGCGTATCAGACGATTTTCTGGATAAATTTAGCTCAATCTGGGAAATGCTTGAGCAGCGGGCGATCACGATCAGCGATCGTCGCCGTATTCAAATCCTTAAGTTCCTCCGAGCGTGGGCTGTCGTACAAGGAGACGACGAACTATATCCAGAGCACATGCACAACAGTCTCATTCACATCGTTTATCAAACTCCTGAAGATAAAGAGATTATTCGGGAGGTTATCGAACAGGAAATACCTACCGCAGAGAAAGTATTCGGCGACGCTAAACGGGCGGCAGCTGGGATCATGGCAGAGTACGCAGCAAGCGCACATAGAGCTAAGAACAAGAACCTAAACGAACTGAATGATTTCGTAATGCTGCTACGTAAGTATCACAAAGATATGTCTACCGTTAAGGAAAAAGTTTCTGAGATTCTTGACGGCTCTAAACTTCGCATGAGTGCAACCACGCGGGGCTCTGGCGTTAAGTTGGTGCAAAGTTTGCAAGGCAACTGCGATACTCTTGCCCGAGCAATTAACGACTTCAGTCGCGAATAAAGTCAAGCATGCGCCACAAATTAAAACCATCAGATGTCGTGTACATTCTTACATCGACGGATTCAGCTGTCTCCTTGGCGACAGAGTTAAAAGTTTCTCGCCAGTGCATAAATCAAGTGCGCCTGGGCAAGGTCTACGCGAAGGTTGCGCCGTCCATTCCACGGTGGAGACCTCAAACGAAGATGTGCCGTTCATGTGCGCACTGGGAAAACGACGCCTGCGCCTTCGATTTCCCCGAAGCAGGTCTGAACTCACGATTCGCCAGTGAGTGCAGCCTGTTCGTCGAGTCTAAAAAACAGGACTAACTAGCTCTCCTTCCTAACGATCATCATGAACACTGCAACGCAAACTGAATTTGTACGTCTAGTAGACAACAAACCGCTCACGCTTGCGTGCTCGGCACTTGCTGATTTTTTGTGGGAAGATTTCGTTCGGAGTGCACGGCCTTCTGTAAATTATCTAATCGATCATTACAACATTCGACAACTCTCACGATTCGGTAAGGAACTGTTCGATCGTCTTTACAACGCTGATAACGTTACGTGGCTTGTAACCGAGGATGCGTACGAAGAGTACTTCCGAAAAGTTTGTGACGGTGACGCGGCCGCAATGCCTGAAGGCTACAAACCTGAAGACGCAATTTGGCATGCGATCATGGCTGATCTAAGCAATACAGCAGCGTGGCCGACTCTGCTGCAGCACTGCGTAGGTGAGCAATTTAACAGCGGTAATAACGCGATCAGCATTTTAAATAAACTTTCAGAAGCGATTGAGGAAGCCATTCACACGATGACTTTCGACGTAAAACTGTTAACGGGAGCTAGCGAGGAGCTTAATAAACTGCGTGAACAGTGCAAGAAAGCTTTGGAAGATGATGATAGGACTGCTGCAGGCAAAGCACGCAGCCAAGGTAAGCAAATCAATCAAAAAATTAATGAAGCAGTTCAAGCTGCTATGAATACGCTAAAAGCGCACACGAACGACATTGTTGACGAGGTGCTCAAAGAGAGTCAGCAAAAGAACGATGCCTTATCCACGCTGTGCGGCGTGTTGCCTGGGCAAGGTTCGCGAACGATGGATTTAAAGGAAAAGCAGGAACTGGCGCGCCGATTAGAAAACAATAAGAAACTGAAAGAACTGGCGAAGAAGCTGGGAGCGCTCCGTCAGATCTGGAATGAACGGAAACGAGCTAAAAAATCGAAGGCTTCGTACGAAGCTGTTGTTGGCGCGGAGTTCAGCGACAACCTGACGCGTGCGTTTCCAGCGGAGCTTGCACTGGCTGGCACAGACAAAGGTAAAGCGCTGTTTGCACTCAAGTACTCTCACAAAACTCTGCTAACGAAAAACTACGACGCAGCCTGTAAAAATCTCGGCAAAGGCCCCGTGGTTATGTACGTTGACGTATCAGGCTCGATGAGCGGCGAAAAAGAACTGTGGAGCAAAGCTATTGCACTTGTAGTCGCAGAAAGCGCTTTGAAAGAAAATAGAACAGTTTACATAAATCTCTTCGACACCAGAATCGATCAAAGCTTGAAGATTGATTCAAAAACAACGGCGCGAAGGGACGTGCTCGATTTCATGGCGGAGTGGACTCTGGGAGGAGGAACCAGCTTCAATGCCGTCCTGGCCCACGCCGCGGATAAGGGCTGTTTCGACGACCGCACCGACGTTCTGATGATCACCGACGGGCACGCCGACGTCAACGATTCGGTAGTAAAGCGTCTGAACGCGTTTAAGCAAGCGACTGGAACTCAATGGAGTACCGTCTGTGTCGAGTCAGAGGTCTCTGACACATGTCATAAATTTAGTGACGAGGTCTACGCAGTTTCGTTGTACAGTCTCGATAATACGATCGACGTCATTCAACGTTGTGTTCGGTAGATCATGCAGACAAGCGACCCGTTTGACGAAATCAAACGAATAAAGGAAGACTATGAAAAAGGTGGGGATATTACGCCGAAGGGTGCAACTACTAGGTTAGGTAGTCTTTGGTACAACCCAACCACACAGCGTACATATATATGTAACGGACAAATAGGGGGTAAACCAAAGTGGACAGAAATAACTTCTGAAAACGCGAGAAAGTTTTTCTTAGGGGAGGAAACGACTTGAAGCAAGCAGAAGTAATTAGAGAACTTGCAGTTAAATACTGCCACACGCCGAAAGACTCCATCACTCTGCGGCGTTGGGTGGGTGGAATTCTGTGCTGCGAGTACATGGATATGCCTCTACCGCCTGGTTTAACAGATTTCATGCTTTCGTCATGCCACCTGAAGTACCTAGCAGAGAAAAGAATTTTTTCAATCGTTAAAACAGACAACAAACGAATCGAAGAACTGTGCCTGACACTTGAAGAATACCTGTTTAAGTATCTGGGAGTTTACTCTCTGAGTACGTTGAGGGGAACGATCCGATGGGATCAAGTCATGAATGACGTAGCAGATAATGTTGTGGAAGATATATTAATGAAATGTGGTGACCTGCACTGGCGGCGGGACGGGCATCATTGAGAGGAATCTTAAAACAGTATTAAACCGCTTGCTTACCTAGTCTCGTTTCTTTACTATCCCCTTGTTCATCCACCTTACTTGTTCGTGGAAATGGATCTGCAGTTTCAACTCAACGGCACGCCAATCGAAAAGAAAGAGGCGTATGCCTTGCTGGGCGCAATGGCCGGAAATGACGAGGTAACACTTGACTTGGCGTCTCTCGTCGATCTGCGTAAAGTCAGCAGCAAATTTCTGTTTGAGCTGGCGGTAGAGAAAAAACAGCCTGAGTTGGCCAATTTAGCTTGGCGAATCTCCGTCGCTAAAACCGGCAGCGAAAAGCAAGCAAGCGTTAAGACTACACTGGACGTACTAACGCCACTAAACAAACTTTCTGAGCAACTAACTGTAGAAAAGGTAATTGATAAACTAAATCGCACTCAGGCATACTGGTCGGTCGGAGCGGCTTTAATCATTCACAGTGTTTGCGGAGAGTCGTCGGAGTTAACCACGCTGCGGCAAATTGCGACCGACTATGCAAATTACTGTTGGGGTTGCAAGGGAATGCCGGCTACTTCCGTGCTGTTTAAAGGTTTCGAAGAAGATGGGACCGGCGGGCTGGCTGCTTTAGATTTTGCAAACGGAGTAGAGAGACGTAAAACTTTCCATGTTTCGCCGTTGTATATCGGGTTGCGAGACGGATTGATTTTTTGTAAGAAGCATGGTTTGGTCGTAACTAAGAATTCCGTCTCAACCTCGAGTCCGAACGCTAAGAATGCGTTGCAGGCCCAAACTCTCAGTCGCCTCTTCTACAAACTGAAAGCAACTGACAAGGGTAAAGCCGTGTATGAACTCTGGGCTGACTGCGAAGATTACATCTTCAATTTCTACAAGTTGCGCGTGCAGTAAAGTCGACGAAGCAACAAACGATCAGCTCTGTCCCCGGTCTCCGGGGACTTTTTTTCCCTCAAATAGAATGCAAGTTACTTACATCACAGAAAACACTCAGCAGCAAAAAGCTCTTGATGAACTCAAGGAAACATCAAAGATTTGTTTGGACTTTGAGACCACGGGGCTCCAGGCTCGGATAGCAAAACCGAGACTGCTGCAGATCTGCGATGCCGCGCCAGATTTGCAAGACAGAACTGTTTACGTTTTAGATCTATTTGCAATAACAGATATGCAATCACTTAAAAAATTCATAGAATCTAGAGCGATGTTGCTGGGTCACAATTTAAATTTTGATCTGCAGTTTTTATATTATTTAGGAATTGATTTTAAGAACAAGATATTTGACACATATGTTGCAGAGCGTGTGCTGCGTGCAGGTTATAAAGAGCGTAAGGTTTCGCCCAAGCTGAATAAACCGTACTTCGATGACGTCTCGTGCGGTCTAAAAGCGGTAGCTAACCGCAGACTCGGCCGAGAAATAAGTAAAGAGCAGCGAATGACAGACTGGAGTCAGCCTGAGCTGACTGCGGAACAGATCGAATACGCGGCAACTGACGTCGACATTTTGCCGGCAATTGCGGCAGACCAATTGAAAGAGTTAAAGGAAGAAGATCTTCTGGGTATTTACAGCATTGAATCAAGATGCGTGCGTCCGGTTGCACTCATGTGCTATACAGGATTCAACGTCGATAAAGATAAACTGTTTTCTTTAAGAGACGCCATAACGAAAAACCTTGATGAAAAAACCAACGAATTTGTTCATGCGTTAGACGAGCGACTGCCTGAGTTTGCGAAGCTGCCACGCGGTGATGATGGGCAAGTTCTGGTAGGTAAAAAAGCAAAAAAAGAATTTAATCCTGGCTCGACTTCGCAGGTGACGAGTGCTTTCGCACTGTGCGGAATCGAAGTACCTGTAAGTGAAACAACGGGACGAAAGACTTTGAGTCAGATAGCGTTGTCAGAATTTGACAGCAACGACCCTACCCTCCAGCTTTACCGAGAGCGGGTAAAACTAGAAACAAGTCTGGAGCATATAACAAAATTAATTAACAACATACACCCAGTAACACAGCGTATTCATAGTTTTTACAATCAAGTTGGGGCAAACAGCGGGCGCTTCACGTGTGCAGGCGCCGCCAAGGAAACCAAAAAGAACGCCAAATCGACTTTTGCAGTCAACTTGCAACAGATTCCACGTTCAAAGGAGTTTAGGAAGTGCTTTAAAGCAAGCGAAGGATATAGTCTGGTGATCGCAGATTACAACCAGATGGAGCTGCGGCTGCTAGCAGAGTTAGCAGACATTAAAGAAATGCAGGAAGCTTACAACAACGACGTAGATCTTCACAGGCTTACAGCAAGTCTAATAAACAATTGTGAACTAGAGAATGTCACAAAAGATCAAAGACAGATGGCAAAGGGCGCCAACTTCGGCATGATTTTTGGCATCGGATTTCGTAAGTTCAAAACGTACGCTGCCGCTGCGTATGACCTGCATTTATCCCTTTCCGAAAGCAAAGTACTTCACGCGAAATTCCATAGCAGTTATCCCAGGCTTCGGGAATGGCATCGTCAAAGAGGAGCACTGGTTCAAGACGGGTGGTGCTACACCCGTACCGCATTAGGGCGTCGACGTCTGCTGTCGTATGACGATGCGAAGATGACCACGGCGGCAAACACCCTGATTCAAGGAACCGGTGCTGATATTCTCAAGATTGCTCTCGGTAATCTAGGAGAACATCTGAGCGATGACGTGCGATTGGTTGCTGTGGTACACGACGAATGCGTGCTAGAAGTTAAGAAAGGATTAGAAGAGGAGTGGGGAGAAAAGCTTGCTGAAATCATGGTGCAAGCTGGGGAGTCCGTGTTTAAAAAGACAAAATTAGTAGCGGAACCCGGCATTGGCGCCGATTGGTCTGCAAAATAGAGTGACTTTGATAGTAGGCCTTCTCTAAAAAATGGATCTTATAAAAATTTGTAAAGATGTGAACAAAGAAGTTTTCACTCTTAAGTTTAAGGATAAATACCTAGGGTTAATCTTAGGCACAGATGAGTTCTATCTGCTACCAGAGATATTTGATACACCGCTAGCTGCTTCTAACCACGCCAGGTCTCAGAAGAAAATCCACAAAGTAAAAGCAAACGTAAAGCATGCGCCTAAGCCCAAAACGGCTAGTACACTTAAGCCAAAATATGTCTTATATACAGACCTCGAAGTGGCCGAGCTTACCCACTTACGATTTAAGGAAGCTTGGGTCATTTTAAGCCCGCAGAATACTTACGTATCCTCTGTGCTCAAAGACAAAAAAGTAGCAAGCTATAGTGCTGAACTAAGTAAAGCTTTAGTATTCAGGACATATGAAGAAGCTTCGTCATACACCAAAACACTGGATTTAGTTGCAAAAAGGGGGCATCAACTACGGCGTTACTTTATAGAGCACAATAAAAACACAGTCAGCTAATATTTAAGAAGCAAGTGCGTCTGTAGTCGTGGCCGGTTTCCGCCGTTTTGCAGGTCAATTTCAAACCGGTCTTCCTCAAGTTCCGACCGGAGCTGCTGAGGGAAACTCGGGACGCGGCGGAAGGTTGGGCGGTAGTACTGCCGAAGCGCAGGCTCAAGGCGCCACGGCGCAGGCTCAAAACCCGCAGTTATTCAAGCCAGGCACGTCCCCACTTCTTGGTCAGGACATAGCAGGATTAAGGAAACAGTTAGGAATCGATGAGCTGATTGGCAGCATAAATCAACTGCGGACACAGCAAACGTCCAGCTTTATGCCGCAAAGCTTCATGCCTCAGATGGAGGTGCCGACGTTTGACATGTCTGCTTTTGAATCTGCCTTTGAACCTTCAGAGGAAGAATCCTCTAAGTTCAACCCAGACGAATTTGCGAGCGGCTTAATAGAAAGTCTTAAGGGTGTATTTGGAACACCTGAGTATGTGACAAAGGCAGGAGATACATTAAAACAAGAAGGAGCGACAAAACAAGCAGCAAATAAAACATTTGGAGGACTTACATACAATATAGGAAAGTCCTTCACAATGAAGGACGTGACAAACTTGAAAAGTTTAGGAGCTAAAAAGGGGACAATAGCTGAATTTGCTAGCACTGCAAAATCTCTGGATTCAGGAACTAAGAAAGAATTAAAGCAAATGGGATTTAATGTTAAGCCCGGCACACAAGGTGGATGGTCGGTAGGCGTGGCTCCGAAGAAAACTGTGCCTGCCACGCAGCAAAAAGCTAAGGAGGCGAAAGACAAATCGCAGTCGTATTTAACATCAAGCACTACGTCACAGATAACGTTTAACCGACCTACTGCGGCACCTGCACCTGCGAGATCGAGTAGTGGTAATAACCGACCTACTGCGGCACCTGCACCTGCGAGATCGAGTAGTGGTAACAGCAGCGGCAACCGTTCGGGCAACAATAAAAAGAAGTAAAAATACGTGAGTAAAGACTGTTATACGCTTCGACTAGGCAAACGTTCTAAAACACTAAAGCTTGCGATATGGGCACAAGACTGTGGCCACGCGCAAGCTCAAGCGGCGGATATTGCTCGTGCCTTTGGTGCAAACTTGTACGATTTGTTGTACGAGCCGTCAAAAGATACCGTAGTCTCGGATATTTTCAAAGATTTAGCTGACAACAGTTTCCACCACAGTGTGTGCACACTGTGGGCAGGGTCTGTGTGTAATGGTATTCCCTGTTGCTACGCTCTACAAGAACGCCACTACATCCGCAACGTCATTCTCAGGTACTTAGATATCCCAAAAGAAGACAGTTGCGCCAGGCCAAGTTGCGGAAACAAGACTTGTATAAATCCGTATCACTTCAAATACAGTTCCAGTAAAAATGAAAAAATTTCAAGCGGCGACCGCCGACTGCTAGTAGCCTATCGGAGCCGCGGCGCCGGGATCACCCAGATCGCCAAGGTGCTTAACGTCCATCGTTCAACCATTTACAGAAACCTAAAGCATGAATCTGTTTTTGCTGGGGCTAAAGATCACTGCTACTGCGCAGGAAGATGAAGGCTTAGTAAACGTACTTGCGGAAAACCTGCCTTCAAACGAAAAACGGGTTGCGACTAAAGTGCAACTCTTACAACAAGCAAATCACTACGTCGGAAAGCTTCTTAAAAACTTAGAGGTAGGACAAACCGTCTTAGCTTTGGGTCCAACTAAACCGACCCTGGACGGCGTGCTGAAGATGCAGGCCATGCTGGTCGTAACAGAGGAAAACTTCAACGATCTGCTGGCAATCAACGTCTTCTTTGCCACGGGGGGTCTTGGGCCCAAGACAGAGGAAACCGAAGTAAATGATACGACCGTAACTAATCGGTCTCTCGCATGGCAGACAGACGAAAGCGAAACGGCGTGGTTCAAACTGACAGCTTGGGGGGAATTGTCCACACAGCTGGCAGAATTGAGCCCCGGTACACCTACAATCGCTGTGGGTAAAGTCTCGACAAGCGAAAAAGACAGTAAGCTCTATTTAAACTATAATCTAGATAAAGTTCTTTATCTGCCTAAGTCGACTAAGTCCGCTCCTAAAAAAGCTGTAGACCCAGAAAAAGGCAAGGTAGCTGCTGCCGCTATCGGTTCGATCGATTTCTCACTCTGATCTAGGTACTACTAATGGTGTTTATCGCTGGCCAATTTTCGCGCGACGAAATTCTCTGTAACGTTCCGCCGCACACTCTCCGGATTGATTTACAGGCTCGTCGCTGGAAGTCTGACGTAGACCCTGAGTCTGCGATCATCGACAGAAATGACAACGGCATTCCTATTGAATTCGTTCTCCTCGGGTTCACGCCTTTTTACGGCAACCTGGGTATGCGAAACGGTGAGGAATTTATACGCATCGCTTACATTGGCGTGTCGCCGAACCATCGACTGTTGCCGCCACGGTGCGTCACAACCTCAATGATTTCGGGCAAGTCCTCCCAGAAAAACTTTATTAGTTACTTCCAAACTCTTTATAACAACCGTATTAATTGTGCCTCTTTAATCACGACAACTAAGTTCGTAACGAAGAGCTTCAACGAGCGCGACCCAATGACGGGAGCGGACGGCGCGAAGATTAACTTCAACGCGCTTGAATTCACTGATCGCCCGCCGGGTAACGACGACGAACAAAAGCTGGTCGATGACATCGATGTGTGGATTGCAGACAAGGGAATCAATCTGATTTCCGCTGCCTTAAAATCTCACATTCCGGGATCCGATTTGGTTGAACTGCCGCTCGGCTCAGACCACGCTGAGATTAAAGCGAAGTTCGCGGAAACCCGGAACAATCCGGTTCCTGCGTTCCAAGCTGAAAAACCGGCAAAGCAGTTACCGACTGCTGCTCCTCCGACTGCTTCGAAAGAAAAGAAGTCTATGGAGCTGACCGAAGAACAGGCCAAAATGCTCGGAATTGATTTCTGACTAGCGCTAAACTAACGCTGGGTAACCTCTAGGAACACCGGAGCGGCTAACAAAAGCCGCTCTTTTTTATGCGTCTTTAGACGATATTGAAGACGAAAGCTCAAGCAACTCGGAAAAAGATGGAAGCATTATTTGCTTGCGTCCGCACCAGAGCACCATCTTAGAAAACAAGTTGTGATAAATAAGATATTGTTTATGAACTTTCTGCAGCACATCAAGTAACTTTTCTCGATCTAATTTCTCTGCTTCGATCATCGCACTCTTGTGCATAAACTCTTGCTCCGTGCTTAACCACTCCATGTGCAAGAAAACTTATAGAATTTACTAGCATTATCTTAAGCAACAGATCAAGCCGTGGCTGGAAATTTTGTTTAAACTCTGACTCAGACCCATATGATGTGTGTCTTAACTTCTCATGCAAGACTCGTTTTACACAATTCCAGCCGGCGTCACCCACGCGCTGGTGAAGCACTCTTACATCACAGGAACAATCCTGGTGCCTTACGATCCGCTTTCGGTCCTTAGCGATCAACTGCGGAAACACAGGTTTACGGTCACGACCAACACGGATGAATCAAATCTGACCGACCCGATCTGGTGGACGGCGCAAAAGGAAAAGAAGTACGACTGGGTCGTAGCTGCGACCACGGGGTTGGGCGATCACACCGAATATATTCTCGAATACGGCATTCAGATTGCTACACAGGGCATAGCCGTTCTTGATCGCCTATCATTTATCGAACCAGTGGCTAAACGTAAAAGTTTTCTGCTGGCAAACAAGATCAGCAATATGATTGTGCTCAACCCTCGTCCTAAGTTCCGCGCCATCGGCTCGACCAGAGACTCAGTCACAAGTTGCTGGTTTGTTTTCCAGCGTCCTGAGCTGTGGCACGATGGCACACAAATTACTTTTGGTTTGAATTGGGACAGGGTTGAACCGTTGCCACCATTAGCATGAGTTTCACACGCGCTCAAAAATTTGAAAAGTTCCAAAGGGACGTTGTAGATCTTTTAACTAAGAACAACGAGCTATTGGAAAAGATAAACGCTTTATTGATCTCAAATCAGTTGTTGCAAGAGTGTGTCTCGCCAGACGGCGAGGCGCGCTCTGCCACTGAATGCGCAGAAATAGTAAGCGAAAGCTACATGGCGGGCATGTGTCTGGCCGAGGATCTTAAAAACCGTACTCAGGAGTTTCAGTATCAGAAATCAGAATTTTTCATTGAGGCAGAGGACGAAGAGTTGTACGAAGAAGATGAAGATGACGAGGATGACGAAGATGCGCCTCCGGCGCCAAATTTTACAATGGCGTGGTGATTAAGATCGGGTAAACTGGGGCTTGATTAGCATTATTAAGTGTCCTCGACAAGGCTAACATTAAACGGACTAAGACATTACGTGTGTGATGGCGTTCCAAGGCCATTACCATCTGTTACGTCTGTTTTGTCAGCCACGCAGACCGAGGAGACCCGAAAAAAGCTGGCGCACTGGAATCTGATGAATCCGGGTGTAGCAGATAAAGCAGCTGAAAGAGGGACATGGATTCATAACTGTGTAGAAAATTATGTGCGCGGCCTAGCAGTACACCCGCCTGCGGACTACAAGCCGTATTGGGACGGGATGCCAGAAAAACTTGAAGAGCTTCTAGACGGTGGCAAAATCCTGTGGTCAGAGAAGCCTTTTAACCAACCTGCGTGGGCTAAATACGTAGGTGAAGATGGTGTAGGCAGAATTCATTATTATGACGAAAAGACGCAGCACGGTTACGCGGGGTGCTGTGACATCATTTATAGAGACCATAACGGCGAAACAATCCTAGGAGACTTCAAAACGTCGACTGGGCCGTACAGCTGTAATTTCCCACGCGCAACCGCACAACTAGACGACGCCACTCGTAAAGCGCTCGTATCGGGAGTTTTCAAACTTAAGAAAACACAACTGCAGCTGGCTGCGTACAAAATGGCTGCCGAAAGATGCTTGGGTATCTCTATCGATAAAACTCAAATTATCGTGTCTACTCCGGTGCCGGAGTACTCAGTTCAAGTATTCACTTTCGGCCCAAAAGAAGTTGAAAAACACGAAACACAATGGCTGGCGGTTTTACAAAAGTTCTACGAGAACCTAGGCCAGACTTAAGGTTTTGCACCGTCAGCGGCGGGGCGGCCGTGGCACAATGGCTTGACTAGGAGGGGACGTGGACTTTTACTTCAGCCGCAACGAGGAGGTTCAAAAATATATAAACGCCAAGTCTGGCAAGATCGCGCCCGGCGGCAATTTCCGCGCGTTTAACGAGAACTGGATCGCTTGTGAAGGTGATGTCGATAAGCTTGCGGAATTCGTTTGCGACAAGCAAAACGGATTGTGCGCGTGGCACTTAACTGACGGCAAACGGAAAGAAAAAGAGACAGGTTGTCTAAAGAGCGGGTTGATAATTATTGACATCGATAATCAAGCAGACGGTAAAGATGAAAACGGTAACAAGATTCAAGATCAACAATTAAGCGTTGAGCAAGCACTAGAACTAGAACTCTGCAAAAACTATTTAAGTTTTGCTTACTACTCACCTAGCCACGCGGCGGATTGGCCTCGGTTCAGGCTCGTGTTTGGGCTTGAGAAAGAGATTACGGATACGGGGTTCTATCAGTGGTTTACTCGTTACATCGCGAATCAGATCCCAGGGTCTGATCGGCGAGCCACTCAGGTGCCCAACCTGTTCTACGGCGGCGCGGGCGTAGAAAGTCGAATCTGTGTAACTGACAGATATATACCCAGTTCAAAAATCGACGAGGCGTTTGCCCTGTACGAGTCGCTGCCTAAGACCACGCCGGCTGAGTACGACGCGGAGGAGCGTCTCAAAACGGAGGTGAGCCTGGCAGGCATCGATCTGTCACGGGTGGCGAGCGGTGCCGTCAGGGCGATCCTGGAAGGGGAGGAGGTCGACGACAGGTCGTTCTCGATGGCCCTGGCCCTCAAAGAGCTGATCGGCTGGTGCAACTGGTTGAACACTCACGGGTTGCCGGCAATTGCGGACCCCTTGACAACCGCACAACTGGTGTTCGAGAATATCTACGAGTACGACCCGGCACTGGATGGCAAGTTTTACAGGATCCTGAACAGCATCACTGATGCGCAGGATCTGCAACCAGCAATCGCGATTGCTTCAGACGACGGGGAAGCTGCAGTCTGGCGTCGCGTGCGCCAATCTTATAAAGAGATTTACGAGACGCATTGTCCTGAGTCCATAAAGACCGAGATTGCAGCCAAGAAACCAAAGGCTTCGAATTCAATTCTGTCCTTCGACGAACTGCTCGAAGAGACGCCTACATCAACATCAACACCAACAGAGAAGGCTCCGACAGTGACGCAGACTCCAGCCACGCCGGCTCAACTCGTTCAGATACAGCAAAACAATCGACAGTTCTCGGAGAACGACGTTGCTGACATTATCGTCAACAACTACGGCACGGATTTTCTGTTTGACTCGTCGCTAGATGAGTTCTTTACCTACGACAACGACCGTGGCATTTGGTATATCCAAGACGAGCAGCACATCAAACGGCGAATCGTAAAGACTCTTGATACGTTTGTGACCGCTGGCGTGCTGCCCAGGTACAACTCAGCAACGGTCAGCTCCGTCTACCAGATCTTGAAGGCAAAGCTGTTGAAATCGGTCGACGGCGGTCGTACTTCAATCTGGAGCAAGTCACGAGGCAAGATCCCATTCACAAACGGGGTGCTCAACGCCGAAAACTTTAACTTTGAGGAAGACAACCAGAAGGAGCTGTATCTGCGTAGCCGCCTGGCGTACCCCTACAAGCCGAATGCACAGTGCCCCAAGTTCCTTACCTGGATTGACTCCTGCGTAGGTACGGAACGTGTTGTAATTGTCCGAGCATTCTGCCGTGCGCTACTGACGGGCTACACAACGGGCGAGCGATTCCTGCATTTGGTTGGTCCTGGAGGCACGGGTAAGTCCACGCTGCAGCAGCTTCTGATTGCACTCGCAGGGTTTGGCGCGACTCACACAAGCAACCTGGAGATCATCGAGACGAACAAATTTGAGTGTCATAACCTAATCGGTAAGAAGTTGCTGTTGCTCACGGACGAGGCAAACTTCAACAAGCGACTCGACGTTCTTAAAAAGATCACATCAGCATCCGACACCCTGCGTGCAGAACGTAAGTACGGCAAAGAGGTAATCAGCTTCAAGCCCGAAGCTCTGGTCTGCATCGCATCTAACGAGCACATCAGCAGCTCCGATATCAGTAGCGGCCTAGAGCGGCGACGACTCACCATCATCATGGATCGAGTCGTGCCCGCATCTGAGCGGCGCGACCTGCTCAACGTATACCAGGACCGGATCGAAGGTGAGCTGGTGCCGGAACTCAGCGGCGTGGTGTCCTGGGCGTTGGATATGCCGTTTGACGATATGCGGGATGTGTTGGCCAACCCCGTTAAGCACGTACCCTCACTCAACGCGACCAACCTCGAAGCGTTGATCTTCAACAACCCGTATGTCGCTTGGCTTGCTGAATGCACCATGTACGCCCCAAACAGCCACGCGCTGATCGGCGGCGGTGCGTTCCGCCCCAACACAGACGAGAGCGAACGAGGCATGTTTGTTAAAAACGCATACTCAGAGCTGTATGCAAGCTACGTGAACTTCTGCAAATCAAACGGCTACAAACACTCAGCGAAACCTCGTTTTGTTGACCGCCTTAAAGAGACTGTGCGTAATGTTCTCAAGATCGATGGCGTTGCTCCAAAGTTTATTAATGGTAAGGCGGTCTTCAGCGGGCTACGATTGAAGCCCTACGATCCGAGTACGGACCGAGCCGCCAGCGGCGACAACCGTTTGCCCTCCCCCGTGGAATGGGCCTCGAATCCAGTTCAATCTTTTTGGCAAACAGCCTTTGAAGCTCACGATGGACTTTCTACAGAAACACCTGTTTAGCTCGCTGATCGCAGTCGGCGCACTGGGCACCTTATCAACTGCAGTTGTCCGGCCTGAATACATTTCAGTGGCTATGTCGGCCACGGGGGGTTTGTTGACCGGCGCCTCGGTCGCAAGCGAAATCCGGCGCAAGTCGGAAGAAGACGCTGTTGAAGCAGCCAAGGTCGCTAAGGTTTTCAACTACCTGTACGAGCAGAACAAGGGTCTGCTAATTCCAGAGCAATTAGCGTTCAACTCAGACATTCCGTTCGATAAAGCTAAAACTTTTTTAGCTGCGTTGGCTGAGAGCCAAGGCGGGCAAGCAATCCCGACGGAAAATAGCGTGATGTTCAAGCTGCCGCACCCAGAGAACGTGCTGGATCAGCTGACGGCCAACGCAACTGCATGGGCTGAAAGCCGAAACACAGCTCTGGCGTCCGAAAACGCAGCATTAAAACAGCAGCTTGGCATGGTGCAAAATGTGATCGCCAAGATGAACCAGCTGTCCACGCCGGGGCAGGTTCCAGTTTCACCAGCGGAATCGCAAGATCCGTGGCAAAACCTGATAAAATAAATACTGCGCGCAAAGGCGATGAAGGGGGCCCATGAAGCCCCCCTTTCGCTTTTTAAATCAAAACTGTTTTCCAGAAATCATCGATATGCTTCCACCCCTTCAATCCGGGGTTTTTATCTTCCTCGGCTAGTTCACGGACAGCGAGGGCGATCGTCGGCAGGTAACTAGACATAAAGCACCCGATGCGATCTGAGATGTACTTGTGCTCTTTCTGAGTGCCAGGCGCAGACCTGACGCCAACGTAGAACAACCAGTCACGGACCGTGCCGCTCATGTGAAGTCGGGTCGGCATACACATCCAGAGCAGGTTTCGAGCACACTCTTTGGCCACGCCGGCTGTAAGCATGTCGCGGTAGAGCTTTTGGTTTTGGTCAAACAGATCTTTAATCCGGTCTCTGAATTGATCTTCAATATCTGAATCCTCGTACTCCAGACTGTTCTGACGGTTTTTGGCGTCCTGAGCACGCAACTCAAACTGCCAGCACTTTTCCGCATACGAATCCAAGACATAGCTTGGGTCCGAGTACCGAGCAGACAGTTCCTGGAAGTGGAAACTACGGTGACGAATCAGCTGCGCCGACACAGCACGAGATGTAATAATCTCAAACGAAATAGATGCTTGTTCAAAAATACTTACGTGGTTCTCACGCAGACAATACTTTAAAAGTTTTACATAATCTTCTCGCTCGGGGTCTTTTGTGGAGACCCTAGCGTGTTTGGCAATTACTTTCTCAGCTTCAAACGTAATCCAATCGAGTTTTACACTCGATAAATCTTTTGGTGCGGCCACGGCAGCGGTCAGGCTGCCCGCATATTAACTGCGTGGGAAGGCTTCCTGATACCGAAGTCGGCGGGTGACCTCACTCGGCGTAATCCCTGCAAGCTTAGTGGCGTCGAGATTCAGGCGCTGACCGGCCATGCGAATAGGGAAATCGTTGTGAGACATCATGCGTTACCTTGCTTCTTAGCTTTGGCGATCGACATAAGATTGTCGATCATATTGTGACTGTGCTGGGGGTAGTCGGTTGCCAGAACTTTTGTATTTAAAAAGTTCTGTTTTGCGTTCAGAACTAGCTCCTGTTGAAGTCGAAGACGCTGATCGGGCTTCATCTGAGCTGCTGACAGCATGTATTGCTCTTGCGACATGTCGTCAGCACTGTCCGGAGCGGCAATAGCGCGCTGGTTGTAGCCCCCGGCTCCAGTCACATAATGACTCTTCTTAATATTGCCCTCTCCGTACTCGACCGTTTGAACCGGGGGACGGCGGTAAACGCCCCGATCGTGCTCAAGCTGAGCGGCCACGCGGGTAATCGAGTCGATCGACGCGATCCGACGGACCGATAGCTCAGGTTCGCGGTTGTAGCCGAGGCGTCCCTGCAGAAACTTAGGTTGGGGAGTCGCCTCAGGCGCGCCGGTTCCGCCTACACCGGGAACAATAGCCATTACTGATCGCGCCGATTGGCCCTTTTGTCCCTCATTCTAATATTGTCAGAGGAATTATCTAAGGGATTGTGATTACGGTGATCGACTTCTTTCCCGTCGCCTTTGTGTGCGCGACCATTCTTCATCATGTAAGCCCTAGCCTTATTACGGGAAGCCCTTCGCTTGATTTGCTCTGGCTTAGCGTGGTACTCTTCGTACTCTTTTTTATAGTCGCGACTCATGGCAGATAACTAGCTACACGTATTTTAGAAGCGCCTCTTTTATCGCCACGGTGAATCGCCTAAACGTCGCAAATAGGCTGTTGAGGATCGCGGCGCGAATCGGTATCATTAGAAGAACTTGAGTCTGTTGAGAAGTTCTGCAAGACAATCCGTTTAAGGATTTGGGGCGCTGCTTCACAAAAAGATTGGTAGAGACCAGTGTAAGTGTGGTCTTTCGGCTCGCAAAATTTATAAAGAATTTCAAGAAAGTCTGCTTTCTCTTGTTCGGCTTTTACGTCCCAAGTCAAAAGAACTTGTTGCCAATCAGACGAGTTTTCGCTCATGGGAAACCGTGGGATACAAAGTCCGCAATGACAGCATCAATTAATGCCTTACGGTAAGCGAGCATTCGTGCCGCTTCACGCGTAATTAATTCACCGAGGGGACTGTCGTCCTCGTCCCAGTTAAATGTTTTGGCATCGGCTCGAATGTTAGCGCACCGAGCCACGTTGAGCCAATCGCTAGGCGTCATTTTTTGGCCTTAATAAACCAACCGTTGCCGCTGACGGGAACCATCCAACGCGGTCCTAAGTTCTTCTTGGAGTAAGTAAGAGACTTGCCGTTCGTGCTGATATAAGTGCCTTTGACGAGGTCTAAGTCGCCAAACGGATCGTTGACAATCAAGCCCTTGTTATCGGCAGTGCGGCCGATGACGGTAATCCAATGTCCGTTACCTGTCGGATTTGACACTGGTCCTTTATGAAGGATTCCGATGGGAATTGGAATTCCTTGAACCAGGAGGCTTTCGAGGTCTGACCACGAGCCGTCTTGCCTGAATTCGGCCTGCAGACCGTAATGCTTCAATGCCGCAAGCTGCGCCGACGCCTCTTCGGACTCACCGTACTTATAAACAGTCTTTAAGTATTCGTCATCGGAGGATATAGCACCGGGACGCAAGTACTTCAAGAGCATCGCGCATGCACTGGAGTAGCACGTGGACAGAGGATTCGTGTAGTTGTCCCGTTGGCTGTAGTACGGAACGTCAAGAACAAGTTTTGGCAGAGTCGCAGACGGCTCTTCGACGACTGGCGCAACGTCGTTGATGATTTTGAAATCAGCTGGCCAAAACCACCACGTGGCGTCTGGCTGGGCCTTAAGTGAAATCTTGAAGTGCGGCTCTCCTGGCACCATCGTTATAGATGCCCACTCGTGCGCAGATCCCTTGGGCACGAATAGTTTTTTTTCGGCCGGCAAGTCGGCGGCCTGCTTGGGCTCACGCTTAAGCCACGTATCTTTTTGAGCAAGGATGGAGGTGGCCAAGAGAGGATGAAGAGCCTTCGTCAAGAATAGCGATTTTTCGCGCTCGCGCCGACGTTTTAGACCTTCTACAACTTTCCCATCAACTTTACACCACTTTAAAAACTCTGATGCGACTAAGCTGCGATCAGTGTTACCGTTGAGCAGTTTAAGTAATGTGGACGATTTAAACGCACCTAAGCCGATATTGTACGACAGACAAACTAAAGCATCAAATTCATTTTGATTTAATTTTACAGTTACGAAATCGTTGACAGATTTAGCAAAGTAAGAAACGTCTTGGCGAAGCCACGTGTCGGCTTGCTCTTGCGAAATGACTAACCCCTCGTAAACGTCGGGACCAGTGGCGCCGTAGCCAATGGTCCACACACCGCCTACATCTTTATACGCTTTTAAACGACAGCCTTCGAATTCCTTTAATAAGGAGAATCCGTTGTCTGAAAAGTTCACCGAACTTGGAGATCAATACCAATACGATACTCCGTACCGGAACGACCTTTTAACTGAACGTAGGTGTAATACGTGCCGCTAGCTGCAATTCGAGCCTGCGTAACAGCAGTCTTGCGTGCGCTCAACTTAGACGGCGAAGCGACAAGAACTTCAGCACCCGTCGAATTAAGAACGACAACGTCGCCACAATTATTTTGGTTGCGGATGTCGACTTGTAAGATTCCGGTACCGTTGACCGTTAAAGGATAGTAGTCAGAGATGCCGTAAATACCGTCGGCAATGTACGTACGAGCAGCTACGGTGTTTACAACCACGCCGCTGGCATCGAGGATGCGACGCTGGTCAAAACTTGTCGAAGCCGAGCGCCAGTTAGACAGCGCAGTACCGCTTGCCAAAACGGTATCAAGCTCTAAATTCTTAGTGAACTGGCTCATTTCTGAGTTCCTCTATGCGTTTATTTTAAATGATAAAGATCAATCAGACGGCGAACAGTCCTCTAAAATTGAGATAGTTAAAAACCGGTCGTGGGGTTGGAAGCTTTCATAGCCGCAATAACTTTGGGCGCGGGGCTTCTCACGTGGTCGCACCAACAGCGGCAGCAGGTCACTAACGCCCGGTTTGATTCGATTAAGAGACGCCTGGAAGCTGCTGAAGGCAAGCTGGAAGAACTTCCAGTGAAGTACGTGCTAAAAGCAGACTTAGACGGAGATTTAGACGATATAAGAACTTGGCTGCGCAACATCAACGACAAATTGGACAGGTTAATCATGGGCAAACCTAATGAAAAAATCTAAGTACAATCTTTGGTTTGCTCTAACTTACGAAATTTTGACGGCCTTAAAAGAACATTACAAAAAATTAAGAAGTAATAAATGGGTGAAATTGATCCTGGCGTACTGTAAACACGATTGGGTGTTGTGGAAAGTTGAGTCGACTTTAAAATCAGTCGATCGAGATATAGAAAAAATTCAAAAACAGTGGGAGGCTGAGCAACCCCCAAAGTTCATAATCGTCGAGCACGAACCAAACGGCTCAGAAGCTCAAAAACTGCTCGGCGGCGCAATCGAAATAAAAAGTACATTTAAACGAGAGTAAGATAAAAGCAGTAGAGGCCACTTTCCATGGCACAAATTATTGGCCACGCTGAGAACTTGATTCAAGTTCTGTTCGCAGTCCATGTGATTGCTTTGTTTTTCGTTAACTTAACGCCCACCCCGAAAGATAACGAAGCAGTCTATAAGTACTACAAACTTGTAGAGCTGTTGGCCGGTATCGTGACTCGTTTAGCTAAGCGCTGAGTGATTCACAAGGGTCGAAAAGTGGAGTCGCGCACAGGGTTGTGTAGACCCGGGCCGACTCCACTTCATTCGAGTTCTGATGCAGCCACGCGAGAATCTTAAGCTCGCGTTCCTCGGACCAGAAATCCTGAGCACGAAACCAGGAAAACCAGGACATATCAGATTTATTTAAATTGCAACAAGCGCACGAGGCAACCAGATTGCTGCGGGTTGTGGAGCCTCCGCGTGATTTGGCGATTACGTGGTCCAAGGTTGAGGGGTTTTTAGTCCCGCAGTAAGCGCAGGCTTCCCAAAACTCGAAGATATCTTTTCGAAATCGTTTTCTCGCTTTGCTACGTTGAAGGCACTTGAGTTCGAACAGAAGTTCACCTTCGTTCACACGTAACGTGCGACCTGCCCCAGTCTAAAAAGGAAACCGGTACAAGGGGATTAAGTTTTAGATAATTCTGGAAGGTATCGATCTAAAGTAATTACGTGTTGACTCCGAGCTTCTAGAGCTTCTGCAAGATACGAACAGGCGCGCTCGGGATCGGTCGTATCGCCGCAGGTAAATACATCCACGGCGGCATAGCCGTGCTCGGGCCACGTGTGGATACTGATGTGACTTTCGGCAAGCAACGCAAAACCAGTGACGCCTTGGGGCTCGAACGCGTGAGTGCGGATGTCCAACAGGGTCGCGTTTGAGGCCTCGGCGGCCGCTGCTAGGGCAGTGCGCAGGTAAGCCTCATCGTTGAGCTTGGCCGAATTGGCTCGGTACAGTTCCTGCACACAGTGCTTACCGCTCACATCAGGAACTCCAAACCACAACCAATTTTAACGCCTACACTACTGACGGCTTGCACTGGGTCAACCTTTCCACAATCAAAATGAATCCGGTAAACGTTCAATGGTTGACAAAAGACGAAACATTTTGGGAAGTTGATTGGCTCAGGTACCTGTTGGGAGATGTGTCGGACTACATCGACATCGAATTCGAGCAGACAAAAATTAGAACAGATAAAAATACAGTTCTAATTGCTAACCACGCGGTTAACTACAGGCCGATTCTGGAACGACTGCGACAGAACTCAAAGCGTTATGTAATTGTTTTAACTTCGGACGAGAATCTTATCGAACCCTGCGAGTGGCTGCACGACCCAGCGTGTGTTGGATTACTACGTAACTACTTCAATCCGCTGCAATTCACGCACCCAAAAATCAAGACATTTGGATTGGGCTACAAGCGGGACTTCCAGAAATATCTAAAAAACACAGGAGTTGAGCGGGACTTGATTTGGTCGTTCGCAGGAACTCTGCACGGTGAACGGCAAAAGATGCTCGATACGTTTGCCAAGCTGGGTCCGAATAAAACGCACTCGTGTAGCGGATTTGGGGCCGCGGACGCTTTAGATACACAAGACTACGTAAACATGTTGCAAGACAGCAGATACGCACTATGCCCGCCGGGGCAGGACAGCATGGATTCGTTCAGGCTGTACGAGGCGCTAGAAGCCGGTTGCGTACCAGTGGCACTGCGGTCAACAGAACGCATGAACATTCAGCCTTCGTATTGGCACGCCGTGTTTCTGGGCGAAACGGACTTGCCGTTCATCATCGGAAATACGTGGGCCGAGTGCTTCGAAATTGTCGAGCAGGTCGAAAAGCAGGGCGAATGGCCAACCCTTCAAAAATTATGTAACGGATTTTGGGAGCACTGGAAAACTCGTTGGCGCAACGAGTTCACAGCAATGTGTCAGAAACTAGCGGTTTAGTAAGCCTGCCCCTGACGAAGAATCCGGAAGCGAGTAGCGTCGGCGGTTGTCGGGAACGCATTCAGCTCGATTGTGCCACCGACAAGCGCGCCGCTGTACGCAGCCAGAGTGCCGCTGGTGACAAGATTTGAAATAGTAGAAAGAGTAACAGCTAAGTTATTGTGTACTAAGTGAAGCTGAGAGCTTTGCGATTCGTTACCACGCGCAACTTGAACGGTGTAGATGCAGTTACGGAACGTGCCGCTAGGGAACGAATCAAGCTGTTCGCCGACAGTGGCGTACGAGATCTGAGAATCGAGGAACTTGACTTCGCCCTGATCAGGGGAATACGGTCCACTCAGTGCAAGATTGTATGCAGCGGCTGCGAGTTGCTGAGCCGCCAAGCCAGAAGCTTCGGCTTTGCCGTCAATCCCGAGCGCGCCGTTTACAAAAATCAGACCGCTGGGGTTCGGAGCCAGGTTGACGTCGAAACGTGCTGTCGGATTAAGTAAACCGCCGCCGGCTAAGCCACTACCGGCAGTAATTTCCCCGCCGAGCACACCGTCGCCAGGGGGCAGCTCGGTAAGAACGCCACTGATTAAAACAAGCGGTCTGCGAGCGGCCATAATCTTAGTCTCCTTTCACCATCATAGCTAATCAGTAATAAAGAACTATGGGCGGTTGGATTTCAAGTTCGAGTTCCGTGTTGCTGACGGCAACACCAACATTTACAGCAGCTTGATACTGGTTTGTGCCAGATAAAGTAACAGTTCCGGACGCCGTCGCATACCGAGTAATTTGTCCGGAATACTTCGACAAATAGTAATACTGGCCAGGAACTAAGGACACATCCGCGGTAATGTTGGCGGAACTGACGGTCACAACTCCGTCAGTGCTGACAGAAACGCCGCTACCTGTCGAGGCCGCAGAAGTCGTGGCGCCAATTACGCCGTAACGGGTCGCGGCCACGCCGCTCAAAGCAGAGGCTTTAAGAACCTGAGTGCCGCTGACGTAGACAAAATCACCTTGAATTAGAGGCTCGCCAGCTGTAAACGTACGAGTTGTAGGCAGAGTGGTTGATACCCCTGCGCCGTCAATTACGAATACCTCGGTGCCGCCGGAGTTAAAGCCGGTGTAGCTACGAGAAAAGATATTACGGTTAGGCACTGCTGCTCAGTTCGATATATCTAATTTTAAAGCGCAACCGTCTCTAAGTTGTAAGATACACCATTAATTTGAACAGGCATAATCTTATTAGGAACTAACACACCGCTCATAATTGCGTTGTCGAAATCGGCAATATTGACTGTGCTGACGCCCCGGTTGTAATTAATCGTCGCGGTAGTTAACTCAAATTGCCCGTCTCGGTTGTGGCTAAACACCGAGTCGGTAGAGGGTGTGCGGACCACGCCGTTGGCGTAAAACGCTCGTGCTTGAATCCGGCCGTAGTTAGTCCAGGTGCCGGAGATCGTATCGCCAGCGCGTAAGACGTATTGAGAAAAATTTATACTATTTAGATTGATATTGAAACCGTCCAGCTGCCCCTGGTAATTGCCGCTGGAGTTCGAGATTCGTTGAATATCGACAGCGCGAACGCCGCCCGGAAACGCCACGCCATTTAGGTTGCGGATGGCTGTGTCCGAAAACCCGAGATTTCGGAGCGCCTGCTGGCGATCCGGAAGATCAGATAAGTTGTTATCGCGTAATAATCCGACCGGCATGTCAGTCAGGCATATACATTATTTTAAATCTAGGCATTTAATTAGCGCCGGGTTAGGGCTTGGAGCTGCGCGTCGGGTAGGCGTTTTGGCCAATAGGCGATGCGGGAAATGGTGCCGTTCAAAAATCCAGATACAAAATCACGCCCAATACCCAATCTATCAACAATAGGTAATGACCCAGATTTATCAAAAGTAAGACTACCGCCGTTAAAACAAACAGCGAAATCATTTAACGAAAATCTAGAAACAAGTTTGCATATAGAATTTGAAAGATACGGACCTCCTGATTGTATCTCGGCTTGTTGGATTGAATTTGATACTACTCTCAATCGAGGATCGGCGTTATTTACGACTATATTTCCAATTACATTTGAAGAAGGACTATTAGAGGCTATTTGAGCCAGACCACGGGTGCCGCTTGCCGGAAATGCTGCGATTGTTAATAAACTTCCCTCGCTCTGGTTATACCACGAGCTGAAGTTCGTCCCCGTCATACTCGCCAAATCCAAGCTGCGGGTTACGGTTGATGCGGTCGTGGGGATGTAGGAGGTGGGGAAGGAGCCAAGTTCCATCTGGGCACCCCAGGCATAGAACGATGCTGCTGATACAGGGCTAGAGCAATAAATGCCAAACGAATTGCTACCGGATGCGTAGGAAGCGGATACGCGAGTCCAAGTAGTTCCTATCGTTTGGTTGGCACCGTAATCGCTTGGATTGCCGACCCGTATCGACACGGTTCCAGTGACAGCCTTGAGCCATACTGTTTGAGTAACGGTTCCCGCCCCAACAGTTAAAGATCTATTGATTCTGGGAACATTAGCTCCTGGAAATGTAACTAATGCTGCTGTAAGGGTTCCATCGGGTGCAACCGCAGCGTTGGCCGTGATTGTTGCTCCGTCAGTTGTAGTCCAATTGGTAGCGTCAATCACGCTATAGGTAACTACATTCGTCCTCGCCTCCTCCACCAACAGCCCCAGGCTTTCGCCCGTGGTGGGGTTGTGGTCAAACCGCGGGACATTAATCCCCGCAGTCTTAATCAACCCATCCGAATCAACATACGTACCCGTCGACGACCGCCGAAACGTAATACGCGGGTCAAGCTTCTTCGTCCGCGCAAAATTTAAATTAAGGCTGGGGCGAATCGACGGATAATCAGACATCGGATCAACCTAAACCAGCGAAAATGCGACGGGGGTGCTGAGGTTCAACAAGATAAGATTGCAGGTCGGCGGGCAGGGCGCCGGACAGTGCGATATTGACGTGCCAGCCGGGGATGGGGGTCGGCGGCGTGATGGTTTCGCCGGTATCCGGATCGATAACGGCGTCGTTGTTATACAGAGTGCCGACAATGTCCACGGCGCCGTCTTGTTCGCCGGTCGTGTACCAGCACTGTTCGACTTCGGGCGCAGGGTCTTCGGCTGGGGGTTCGCCTTCTACCGGCTCCGCCGGGGGCGCCGGCACCATTTGACACGTACGATATCCAACAGCACTCAGTACTGTGTTGCCTTCCGTCTCGTCTGCAAAACGTAAGTAATATGCGGCGTACATTGTGCTGTGTGGGGTTATTAGTCAGTTTAGCGCCGGGTTAGGGCGATGAGCTGGGAGTCGGGCAGGCGTTTGGGCCAGTAAAGAATACGAGAGTAAGAAGTGGCCCCTCCGGCTCGTAAAGTAAATCTATCGACAGTAAGTGGCACGTCCCCGCTATTGTCTACTCCTAAAACGCCGTTTCTCGCAATAGCAAAATTATCTTTTTTATAACTAATTAAGACTTTACGAGCGTTAGTAGAGGAACCGTTATCAAAAACCGTGCTGCTGTTAGTGATAATTTGAACTCTAGTATTTGTACCAGTGTTTCCACTACCGTATTTAATCCCGTCGCCTGTTGACAAACTGGCAGATAAAGTTCCGGCAGAAAACCCTAATACCGTAGTGTTAGCTGATGTAGGCAAAACTAAACCTTGAGGCGTTTCTACACATAACGAACCTTCGTTAAAGTTATACCACGAACTAAAATTCGTCCCCGTAATACTCGCCAGATCCGCGCTGCGGGTTACGGTTGAGCCCGCCGTGGGGATGTAGGAGGTGGGGAAGGCGCCGGCTTCTAGCTGGGCGCCCCAGACAAGAATGCCGGAAGTGCCATCCCCTAAATAGCTTTGAGCGCCGTTGGGATAAATGCGTACAGGATTATTTACTGTTGCGTCTGAGGTAGCTAAACCAAGTTGCACACGGAACCAACCGTTTCCGGCGGAACTAATGCCGTATCTCCCACTTATAAACTTGCCTACAAAAGCAGGAGATTCAGAAAGAGCACCCGTCAACAAGTTGATACGAAACCCTGTGTCGATATTTACATCGTATACATCGCAAATAGTATATTCGGCTGCCTTTAGATAAACCGTTACCCATGCGGGAGATACAACTGTTTTGAGGCGAGAGATGCTATGTACGGCAGTCGTCGCAGTAGAAGTAATTTTGCTTGCTGTAGTTGTTCCGTCTGGGGCAGTTGCTGAATTTGCTGTTACTGTTGTGTCAGTCTTTGTCCACGCTGCATTTTCAAGTTGTTCGCTGTATGTCCAAGAATTCGTCCTACTCTCTTCCACCAACAACCCCAAACTCTGCCCAGTAACCGGGTCGTGATCGAACCGAGGCTGATCAATATTCGCAGTCTTAATTAACCCGTCCGCGCCAACATAAGTACCGGACGAGGACCGACGAAATGTAATTCGACGATCTAGCTTTTTCGAATTAGCAAAATCAAGTACTAAGCGCGGACGGGATGTCGGATAATCACTCATGATCAGCGCCAGGCAGGCATATAGAACTGAGTACCGTCAATAACCACGCTGACCCATGTGCTGGCAGCGGATTGAGTACCGGGTTTATTTACAACGGTAGTAAACAGACCCGAAGCGGTGCCGCTGACCTGAACGTTGTTCATCGCCAGCACACCGCTACCCGTCGTACCGGACGCGATCACTTGGAAATAATCCAAACCGCCGCCGGCCGGGCGCATACCTGCGGGCGCGTAGTCGTCCATGAACGCAAGCTGGCCCAGCATGCCGACCAGCGGCACGTTGTCCGGCTCCGTGCCCGCGATGTTATACGTCAGATCATTAAACGCTTGCTTGCGCTGGTCGTTAATGTCGACCCACACAATGCCGTCATAGAAATAGCCGTCATCACGGCCGCTGGTCTGACCAATAGCACCTTCACCAGCTTTAACAAACTTGAACGCATCGACAGGTGCCAGAACGGATTGATCGGTCGTGGCGTAAGTCGTTTCGGTCGAACCGTTCGTATTGATGAACGTGGCGGCGCCACTGGGGTTCAGCAGCGGGTGATAAGCGCCCTGGTTGCGGCGGGCGACCAGCGCGATCGGCAGCGCGTACGCTTTGTTGTTGTACGCAAAACGGGTTCCCAGCCACAGGCCGTCGTCGGTATACGGGCTGGTGATCTGAGACCAGCGGTCCGTACTCTCGAAATCACCCGACGCAGACGAGGTCTGGCCTTGGAGATACATACTCCAAGCGTTTTCGTATCGGATGTCGGCGTGTTGGGCCGGATCATACCCAGTCCAGTCGCTGCCGTAACCGGCCAGGGTCCTGAAGCGATAACGGACTTGCACGAAGTCGCCGTCATCACTGAAATACATGTTGTTATTCGGGTCTGCGGCGAAGCTCTTCTGAGCCGTCGTCGTCAGAGTCGACCACCGCGTGCCGCGTCCGACCAGACCGCCAGCAGCCTGCCAGCTACCGAACAAGCTGTAGGTCTGCGAGCTAGGCACAGCCGCACCTCGATGCGTGACGCTGCCCCAGTATGTTGAAAACTCTGTGCCGTACCCACTGCCATTAGTCGTGGCGGTACCACTGGAAGGCGGTGCCATCGACAGCGAGGTCCCGTCTGGCGCCGTGTAAGTTATCGACGAGTTTTGAATGTTGCCGTACGGATAGACGTAGTCTCGTGCGTTAACTTTCTCGTGCCAAACCTCAAGCGCGACGAGGTCTTGACGGTTCAGAATGACGTTAGAGGTACGCGAACCGACCGTAGTTAGATAAGTACCTGCGGTAACGCCGCTGCCGGAGACCTCAAACCCCGATATGGCCACGAACGGCTGGCTGGTTAAGCCGTCCATCGTGACCGAAACGTTCGATGTAATCGAACCGAAGGTCAGACCAGACGCAAGGAATCCAGAAGTACTGACGCCACTAGGGAACACAGTGGAGCCGAGACCGGACCCCGTAACGGTCGAAATTAACTGATAACCAGAACCGGCCGCCGCGAAGCCGCTAGCCGACAACCGGTAAACCTCTAGCGCGTACGAACCGTAAGTACTGCGTCGGACCACGCCGCTGGCCGTGATACCAGACTGGGTCACGACGGAGCCGGCCGGCACGCTAGCGGTGGCCGACAGAATCAGAACATCGTAGTTACCCGACTGAGTAATAACGGTGTTGTCGGCAAGCGTTTGAGCCTGGTTAAACGTAATGGACTGAGTATCAGTATCAAATGCTTGCTGATACCCAGAAAAAACCGTATAGACGTTTGTGGTGGTGTTATAAGTCTCAGTGCCTGACGAAGCGGGAGGCAGTTGAACCCGGTTTGTGAGTGCTGTAGTAGTGTTTACGTACTCAACACGCAGAGGGTATCCGAAAGCATTAATGTACGGATACGACGCATCAGGGTTAAAGGAAACCGTGCTATCGCCGACTTGGAACGTGTCAACAACGGTGCTCGTTGTGCGAATACCCGACGCAAAAACAACTGCGTTCCCACGCGTGATGAAACCGCTTCGTTGATAACCGTCGCGCTGGATGCGGGCGTCAGATTCAGCCTCGGCTTCGCTCGGTACAAACGAACCGCCGCCGGCAGTACCTAAGTTGAAATACGCAGATAAACCACTGATGGTTACAGCCTTGTTAGGCGTAACAGCATCACTAACGTCTCGGAGAATAAACTGGTCGCCAGGAGCTAAGCCAGAGCCAATGTCGGTAAGCTGGCTAATTCTGATTCCGGATCCCGCTGGCATAATTACCCAATCTGGAACGAGACGAAGTTCTCAGTCTTAAAGTCTCCGTCTGATTCTAGCTCAGCTTCTATGGGCTGGAATCGTTCGGGGTCATACACGAAATTATAACGCCATGCAAAATATTCTTCCACGCTGGAGAGTTCTAAGTCCGACAAAATAGCATTGAATATTGCAATAGCGTAAATTTCCCCGTTAAAGGCGCCGCTAGAACCGTCAACAGCGGTGCCGATATACATCGTGCCGGTATTAACGAACTCAAATTGACCGCCAGGATACGGAACGCTACGTGCTTTGTTGACGTCAAAAGTCAAACCAAACGCCCGGTTAGCGCGGATGCTGAACAACAGTGTGCCGTTAGCTGGCATCGCAGAGGGGAAGTTTGGAACGGGCGTCGTCGCGGTACCTGCTTGCTTAACAAACAGTCCAAAGTTTCCGTCACCAGTAGAAGCACTGCGCCAGCGAGCAGCCGTGTTAAGGCTGTTGCCCATGATGTTGTACTCAGTATCCTGTACGCGTGCGATAATGACCACGGTGGCCGCATCGGTGACCGGGATCGAGGCTTGTGGAATCGTTAAGAAGTCGTTCGATCCGTCAAAAACAACGCCAGGCTTATTATTTAACAAGTTGAGCGTGTATAACGGTTTATTGGCGTCAGTTGTCTGTACAGCCGACCCGCGCCCCATGACGTCAGACCAGGAGGCCACGCGGCGGCTGCCGTCAATTGAAACGGCGCTGTATTCCGAGTCAAACCAAAGAATGTTGGATGCGTACGCAGTCGGGGGCGCCAGGTATGTCGGCGTATACCGAGTAGCAAAAGATGGCGATTCTTGAATTTGTAGATATTGCTTGTACTGTACGTAGTATGAGCTGAAATCCTTGGCATCGCCGCGGAAGTTCAGACCACTAATGGTCGCAGTCGTGGCGCGAACCGGACCGAGTAAGTACTGAGCTTCCTGAGTGTAAAGTCCAGAGGAATTAGTGGTAGAGAAAAAGGTGTTAGTTGAAGTTGAATAAATGTAGTTAGAGGTGTCGTAGTAGCCACGGTCGTTGTTGACCGTATTGGCAAAGATTGAGTTGATGCGGGTATCGCCAGACGTCGAAACGTATTGGCCAAGTTGATTTACGTAGCTAAGGGCACGCGGCAGGACGGCGACGACTTGGGTCTCTAAGTTGTAACTAAGGCCAGAACAAGCAATATAATCGGCAGCGGTGACACCCGATGCGCCTGTATTAACTAAACACGCTAAATCAGATCGAGTAAACCCTAAGTTATCCCAAGTCGTGTTACGACTAGCGACGTCAGATAAATTTAAATCAGCACGTAAGCCGTATCGCTGATAAAGCGCCATAATCAGCCAGCTTTAAGATACATTATAAAACCGCCGTACTGAACAGGAATAGCTTTAACACCGCTAGCTAAAGTTCCTGAAACAACCGGTTGGGCCCAGCGGACATTCGTACTCAAACGAATTGTGTCCAACTTAATAGGAGATATTGCAGTCGTGCCGGTAAATGGTGTAGTAGACAGAGATGTAACAGCAACACCGTTAATCCGAAGAGCTGTGCCGCTAAGCACACCTTCAGTAATGCCAAAAAATCCACTGGACGTGGGATTTAATTTAGGTAAAGCTTTATCGCGAAGCCCGAGACCGCTGGCAACCACGCCGGAGATCGTGGTCATTCGGGGCTGAACCCGATCGCTCAGATTTCGGAGGAGAAGTAAATCTTGTCTAGGAACGCACGCCGCGCCGCTAGCGGCGTACATGTCGCCAGCAACGATTTGAAGAGTAACTGTAGAAACACCAGACGCGTACGTGACGCCGGCGCCCAAGTTATTCCATGCTGTTGTTGTATTCGTTAGATCCCGTAGGTTCTCGGCAGCTTCGAGGCCTGTCTGTGGCATTACTGTTGCTCCTCCCAGTTAAGAGTTGCTTGAGCAAATCCAGAACCTGTACGCGCTTGACCAGTTAAGTAAAGAGAGCCTGTGCTGAATACACTGGTAAGGGGACCAGCCAGGTACCGTTTGTCGGGACCGAAGATGTTCGATAGATCAAGCGTGACGACTTGGCCGCTTGCCACAAAATAAGTAGCGACGCGTTCTGGCGTTTCTAAAATTCTATATCCTTGCGTATCGACAAGACATGCGGACAAGCGATTGCTCGACGGAACGCTGAATTGATTTGAGCGGTACGTAGGACCGCCTGCGTCGGTTGAGGTGATTGCCACGCCGCTGGTTGTCCACTCCGTAAGTGCGACGGTGGAGTTTGCAGGGGCGCTCGTAATAGCAGAAGAGCTGACAGTTGTATAAACTAAATCAGATAACTGAGAGTTATCTTGCATTTCTACGACAATCTTGACCGGGTACGGGTTAGTTACGCCGGAAAGAGTCAGAGTTTGGCCGCCGGCAGTAATCGTCGAGCTAGTGCCGGACGTAATAGTAAAACTTGTGCTGTAGTCGTCTTGCGGGAAAGCCGACTCGCCGACAATCTGCCCTGCTAAGTTGTAATTTACGCCTGGATAACTTGTAGCAGCCCAGACAACGTTCGTGTTCGTGTTGTACGTGGTGCCCGATGCGTTAGGAACAAGTCCAATTCGCCAATAGCCGCCGCCATCTGTGTAATAAATAGAGCCTTGAGTTACTCCAGACGAAATTGTGCCGCTACTTAGCGCCCACGCGTTGAATCGAGATAACGTGACCGACGTCGTACCAGAGGGCAAATCCTGAGGAGAAGTGACGGTAACGACACGTCCGTCGGCACTGACGGACTGAACATGAGTGGCGTAGATGCCGGCGCCAACAACTTTGACGCGGCGTCCCGTCGTATACGTCAAAGTGCCGCTGAGTTCACCGGAGATATTCGGGAACGACCCGCTAAGTGTCGTCGGAGTCGGACAAGTTACGGTAATAGGTGCGCTAGCCCCTCGACTTAAAATTGTGCCGTAACCGGGAGAATAGTTTATATCTGTAGTTCGATTAGGGGCAAATACAAAACTGAGTTTTGCGTCGACATCAGCAGTAGCCGTTGCACTAATCGGATACGCTGTTTGAACGTTTGTAACGTTATTAACAGTGGGTCGGATCTGAAGCCCTAGTAACGTACGTTCTTTTGAATCAACTAAGAGCGGCGTAGGAGTAGCGGCACTATTAACGTTAATCGTACCTTTGTCGCCGCCATCGATGTAAACGCTGGACCCGTAAAGGTTTATAAATGTTGGTTGGGTTGCGCCAGCAACAGATTGAACTTGGCCGAACACGTACATGAACGGCGAACGAAGGCTCGGATACGCGTATTCGTTACATGCTGTAATTTCATGCAGCACGACCCAGCGAGAATCTCTGTATGCGCTAGGAACGTAAGCTAGGAAACGAGCACCGATAGCACCATACCAACCAAACTCGATGGCAAACATGGTGGTTTTAGATAAATCTAAGTTCCACGCCGCGGGGCTAGTTGCTGTGATCGGGTCGCCGTTCCAGTCGTCACGGGCAACTTTTAAAGTCCCTAAATCGGGGGACGTTCTGACGATGTAGAGATCCGTGCCGCGCTCAAGTTGGAAGTAATACCCGTCGCCAACATCGTTCTTGACGCCCCATTGAATCACTTCGCCAGGTAACTGGCTGTTCGTAGACATACGAACGCCAAGTGTGACGCCCGTGATCCGGCCAGGCTGGTATCGAAAATTCTTCTTAGTGCGCCAAATAGCAGTCTGTACACCGTTAGTGTAGCCGCCAGGGTAACGACCTGTATTATCGTCGTAAGTATACGTGAAACTGACGGGCACCGGGTACACGTAGGCCTGTAATGCAGCCTCAGTTGTCAGAGACTGAGCAAAATATCCGTACGTGTCCCTAAACGTCCACGCTGAAGGGTCTTGAAAGTACGTATAACTTGCATATGAGCCCCAATATTGAGAGTTCGCGCCGTAAGTATTTACAGATTCAAAAATTGCAAGTTTGGTCTCCTCTTTAGGTATGCCCAGAAGAGACGTAGAAACGGCGCTAGGCTGCCCGTAGTTAGGCGCATTTACGGAGATTACAGACTCGGAGGTATTGTTGATAACAACCGGCACGGATAAGGCGCCAGATGCAACGACAATATCTTCTGTAGCTGTTAATACCGTGCTCGTACCGGATTCAACCAGGAGCTGACCAGTCGAAAAATCTAATAATTCGACTTCAGTGGCGGTGAGACCAGCAGTACTGATACCCTCAGGCAGCTGGTAGTATCCGGATAAAACGGTCATTCGAGCCTCAGATTTGCTCTTCCCAGGTCAGGGAGGTGCTGGCATTCATCGTGCCAGCAGAACTCTGAGCATAAACATACAGGGCGTCGCCGGACGCAGCAGTCAGCGGGAACGATAAGTAGTCTTTGTTGTATCCGAAGTAAGGCGCCAGGTCGATATCCACGCCGCCTGCGCCAACGAAGAACGTTGCAACCGTCGTGCCGCCACTAATAACGGTAACTCCGCTGGCGTCGGCGTACTGAATGGGGCTGAGGGTGTCGGCGGTCGTGAACGTCGGGAAACCCGAGATAATTACAGGGTTTTTAATGAGTTTGACAGTGCCGCGTGCGCTGGTACCGACACCGAGGCGGGTCGGGTAGACCTGCATACGGTTGCGAACGTTATTGATGTTTTCGCGAACGCGCAGAGCTAACAGTGCTTCGCCGGCAGTTGTGACGGAGCGGTCTGCCGCGTTGCTAGCCGACCTGGCCACGACGGTGCCCTTGTCGCCGCCGTCGATGTAGTACGAAGCACCGTACTTGTAGACGGTCGAGTCGTTAGCGCTGTTGGCTTTTTGAGCAACGTAAGTAATTGGTAACGTCGGGTTCGAGAGGCTCGGACCTGCGAGCTGGTTTGACGTGCGAATGTCGTGGACCCGGACCCACTGGGCTGTGCCGGCAGTGGTGGAATCGGGAACCAAGGCGAAGAATCGGGCGCCGACTGCTCCATACCAGGAGTAGTCGATCTTCAGCATGGTGACTTTGGTGAAGTCGTAGTTCCAGACTGAAGTGTCGGTTAGGAAGTTACCGACCGAATCGGTAACACGCGAACCGTCGATGTAAGAAACTAAGGGACGATCAATCGAACCACTGGCGTGCAGGGTGAAACTGTTCTTGCCGGGCGTACGATCGGAATAGAACAGCGAATCGGTCGTGCCGTCGAGACGATCACCGCTGAAATATTTACGGGGTACGCGATACTCATAGGTATAGCGCGAGCCGCTGGCAACGGTCAGGAAGTTGCCGGAAACCGTCGTCGTACCAGTCGAAGACGAGTTACCGCCGATGTTGATACCGGTGGTATTTTGACGAAGACTGCGATCGTAAAGCGCAGCGTGAATGTACGTGAGGCCGCCACGCACGATCACGAGGTCGGTGCCGGCGGTGCCCCGGTCGCCATCAGCGGGATCGGGGAAACGAATGCCGGACGCTGCAGTTTCGAATGCGCTGCTGCGACGAACAGCTAAGAAATTTACAGGTTTATTAGTGCGCGGATCTCCGGCAGAAGTTTGCGAACCGCCTTGAACTTCCCAGTAGTAACCGTCGCGGCTGTCGAATGCGCCAGCTTTCTTGAGATCGGTTTCATCGGTGCTAGACGCAAACCGGACGCCAAAAGTGGCAGAGCTGACACGACCCGGTTGATATCGGAAGAAACGCTTACTGCTTAGAACCTCAAAACTATTAGTTTGGTTACCAGAAACAACAATTTGAGCAGCACTTTCAGACGCTAAGTGAACGACTGTGCCAGACCCTGCGCTAGCCCATTCGTTAGGGTTAATATCATATGTGGTTACGTCAGAAAAAATACCCAGTGCAGTTTCAGCCCTAGGTATACCCAGCAGGCTTAAGCTGACTTCGCTGATTTGTTGATTTTGAATTGAAACGGGGACGGCAGTCTGATCGCTCGCGACAACCACGGGCAGACTGTTCTCCATCGTCTGCTGGCCGGGCGGAATCGGCGGGGTGCGGCCGATTGTGATAACTGTCGCGTTAACGTCCGCCATGTGTCTAAAGCAGCGCCTCGGTAGTGTTAACTAAAGAAGAGGCTTTTACACATCTTACCTCTTCAAACAGAATCCTGTTACTGAATCAAGGTAGCGTCACAAAAATAATGCCGCGCACCATCGTATCCGTGCGGCGCTGATATAACGAGACGCCCGTAGGATATACACCGGTACCTGCAACATCAGTGCCGGACGTAGATAACTGAGGAATTGCGAAGGAATACGGAGGAGTAGAAGTAATTAGGTTAAGACGATCCTGACCGCTGGTTGTTGTAGGATATAAAACGTTGTATGTGTTGGCCGGCAAGCCACTGGCTAGAACACCGCTGATAAAAACGTTGTCGTAAGAGGAAACGCCGGGATATTCAACGGTGATGACCGAAAGCGTTCCCGAGGCGCTATTTGTGAAGCCTGAAATCGTAGCCACGCGGGAGTTAGACACGCGGCTGACTTCCCAGAAAACCTGTTGGCCAGAAGTAATAGGAAGCTGAGCAGTTTGAGCGGACGAGCCCCAAATTCGGACGTAACCGGACGCCGGACCAACAATCGTGGCGTTCAGAGGGGTGATCTGAGCGTAGGTTGATGTACGGGCGGAAGCGGAGACAGTCGAGTCGGTCAGGTTAGAGGGAGTGCCGTCGGGCTCTTGTAAATACATATAGAACCCATCCCACGAGTCGCCGCGGACGAGGTTCAGGTTTATTTCTGGAATCGACCGGTTAATAAGTTGAGTGGTGTCGGGAAGGTTATATGCGGTCGCGCCGTCGGCAAGGGTTAACGAACCGCCGCTAGGAATAACAAGGTTTTGGAACGAAAAAGTTCCAGATGCGGTATCACCGTCTGCATTAACGTAACGCGCATCAAGTGCGCCAATTTGTACTTTTTTATTCTGTAAATATGGATCAGCTTCGGATATATCGACGACCGGAAAAAAGTCACCGCTAGCTACAGCGGTTAGATCCGGAAACTGAGAGATCTTTTCGGAAGCCACGCTGCGGTTACTATTTTTTTAAATTATACAGTCTGTTATGAGATAGCAGCTGCGAATGCGTTGATCAGGTCGGTGACGCGGGCGTCGAGGAGGGCTAGGTTGAGGGATTCGCCGATGCTGTAGAAGGCGAGGCGGGCGTTGACAGGAGCAGCTAGCGCCCCGTTCAGATACCGTCCATAAATATAAAGTGGAAGCCCCGTAGTAAGACTTTGAGAAACACTAGTTGCTGTTGCATTAGACGAACCTGCTCTTACGGTAAAATTGGCTGAAGATAATCGCGAAGCACCAAAAAATCCTTCCAAAGCCCCTGTCACCGTCACATCAAAAGGTGTACCATTCCTGCACCGCACTCTGAAGACTGGTGTTGTAGTTTGTCCAAGTATTAACTCACTGCCGCCCTCAGTTGTGGAAGCGGAGCCCATGTAAAAGGTGTTTCCGGCACTGGCTGCGGTGGTTACATAAGTGCTCAGATGAACGTTATCTTGCGGGTCAGAGCTGCTTAACCTGCCGCTATCCAGATACTTTGTGGTCCCATTCCCCACCAGCCCCGTCTTTCGGTTGTAGTCAGCCTGCACAAAGACGTTGCTGGGATTGGTAGGTGCTGTGCCAACCAACGGAACCAGCGCCCCACTCAGAGTGCGGGCACCAGCAAGGATGCAACTTGCTTTAATGGCACTCCAAATACCATCCGCCTTGCACCCCAAGACGAAGTTGTCAATTGCCTGCCGCACATTGTTTTCTAAAAACTGGCCGTCTGCGTTTTCGACAGCACGTATATAAGCATATGCCTCGGGATCATAAGGAATATAAGGGGAATCTCCAGATTCTTTTACAACATCAAAATACCCCTCTGTTAAAAAACCAAAAATATTATTTGTCGGCGTATTTTCTAAAACAATACTTTCAGAAGACACATCAGCAACCACAGCGGCTGGAGTCTGCAGCGTTATGCCCGACGCCGAAATAGCCCGAGCAAACGGACTTAAATTCGAGGATCCGTTAAGCGATAAGCCAACACCCGATGTAATTGTCGTGTAAGAAGTCGTATAAAGCCCAGGAGTTGGGCTCAAATATAACTGACTGCCAGGAGTTAAACCAGAAAAAATATGAACCTGATCATCAACAACAACTTTTACAGCATCCCCCGCATACCCCGACGTCGTAGCTACCCCAATAGCTCTAAAAGTCTCCGGATCGTTAACCGAAGCTTTTTTAACAACGGAATTGTGAGTAACCGCGACAATATTTCCCGGTGTAATTGTCTCGCCAGCTCGAAAAATAGATATCGGCACTGGTTTGCCAGTAAGTATCTACAGTTTACCGTGTTTGAAACTTAGAAGCTTAAGTAGAGATCCACGCGGTGCCATCCCAAACCTTGAGAACAGTCTCATCGACCGAGTACCAAAGGTCACCCTGTTTCTCAGGAATTGGAGCACCGGTCGAGTACTCGGCACCCTTAGGTCCAGGAGCAGTCTCATACCAGCCGCTGGTAACAGCGTCGTAAATAAACAGTGAACCCTGTAAGGTATTGAACCAGAGCAGACCGTCGCGGACCGGGGCATTTGCACCAGTGCCAGATGGCGGAACTTCGCTCTTGACGACAACGGCGTCCGCATTGGTTTGATACCAACCGCCACTGCCCGTCGCCACGCCGCCGCTGGCATACACGAACAAGCGGCCTTCGTTTTGATCGAACCAAAGCGTACCGTTTGTAGCGTCGGCAGGTGCGGTGCCAGATACAACCGTGTTGGCGTACTTAGTGCTGTTAATTATTAAGGTGGATCCGCTGTAACTGGTAGTAGTGCCGCCAATACCAGACGCATTGGTACCAAAAACCAGATAGCTGCCCGAGGAAGTTACCTGCATACCTGGACCGGCAACGATCCCAGATACGCCAATGCCGGAGATTACAATACCGCCGCCGCCACCTGCTTGAATTCCGCTGATCGTATAAGCTAAATCTTCAAGAACCTGTACGACACCATCAAAATTAGGGGCGTAGCCTCGGGGATCCAGAGTAAAACTTGTGGTGCCCACGCCGCTGATTACATAGATGACGTCGACAACGGCCTCGATTATGCCGTTGAAGTTTGCTTGGTGAAAAGCCTTACGAACAGGATAATGGGGACACGCAGTCATAATCAGACGAAAAAGTCCCCCTCCTAGACGTAATTATACCTCCATTAATTTTAACTACGAGCGGTTTCTAGCTTGGTTCTCCGATGGCGAGCACTGACGCGTTTAACTACATCTATAGAGACATTGAGGATATTGGCTACCGTTTTACACGTATTACCTGCCTCTAGCAAATACTCAATTTCTTTTGATTGCCAGCTGGTTTCACGGCGCTTACTGATTTCATCATGCAGTGCTATACGTTGAGTCGGCGAAGCATACTGATGCAAAATCTGTCGGACACGTTCAGCGGAAATACTGAATTCGTGCGCTATCTGCCGATAGCTGTACCCCGCAAAGTACATGTTATAAATAGATTCAAAACGCTCTTGGCGCTCCTGTACGTCTTTTTTAGTGAGCATACCCAAAAAGCAACAGGCGGACCTTACCGGTCTGTTGAGCCAGTGTCAACAGTGCGGTGTGTGAAGCGTTCCTCAGCAAGTTGCCAGGCGGGCACATGAAGCTCTAAGGCGCGCCGACGGCACTCTTGCCAAAACTCCACATCGGGATCGAGATCGGTATTCGAAGATACAGGAGGTACCGGAGCCATTGGAGTCAGGTACGGATTTATGTGACCCAATATTACGTCATAACCTTAAAAAAACGTGAGTAGTACGGAAATCCACGCCTGATCTCATCAGCATGGCGAGAAAAAAAGCTTTCAGAGTCTGGACTTAACGTAAGTTGCGTGCAAATTAGCGTATTTAAATAGTCTAAAAATTAATTTAGAAATACAGTAAGCACGCAATTAGCAAAAACACGTAACTAGGCGAACCGTGCTGCGACACAGCTGCGACAGGCAAGTTTTGTTAAGCGGGGCCTTAAGAGATAAATTGATTTCTAAGGGCCAGGTTGTCCGTGCTATGGTTAGGTGAGCTTCAGGCACATACAAAGCACGCCATGATCGACCCCGTACTGGTTTCGATCCTGGGCCTGTTAGTGCAGACCCCGGTCGAACCCTCCGATACACCCGTATCGCGTGTGTACACCTTGGACTCATTCCGAGTCGAAGAGCACGGCGCGACTTCAAAACTGATTTGCAAATGCGGTCGCTACCACGCCCTGCTCGTGGCTACGACGGACCTGGAGAAGGCGCACCCTGTCGCTGGTCTCTACGCCTGCCCGCTCTGCTTAGAGGAACTCCGCCAAGCCCGAAGCCCCTCTGACAAGATCGCCGTGTGGTTCCGTCAAAACAAGTACGCCATCACACCAGACCAACACGTCCATCTACCTTGTACATTTGCACGCCTTGTGGATGCTACAGATAAAACAATTATGCGTCCACGGCGGTTCGTTTACGCCAAGTTCAACAATGTAACTCTTTCAGAAAAGGATAAGATTCTCACGACTTGCGGAGACCCCGATTGCGTGAACCCGCATCATATGCTTCGTGCTGCCAGCCCAGCTACAAAGGTCACACCGGCCATGCTGGCAGATGTAAAAACATGGATTTCCAAGAGGGCAACCAACCAAATGATTCAAAACTTGCTCGCGGAGAAGTACAACCGCAAGTTTTCGATGCGCACGATTACGAACATAAAAAAATCTGCGCTTGCATAGCGCATCATTCCGATTTGCTTCATCTGCTAACATGCGAGCAACCGTTGTCGACACGCGATCTAGTAGCTTCTTTAGGTTTCTCAAAACCTCGGGTTTTGCGAGATTTAAACAGGCTGATCAAGTACAGAATCGTCATCAAAATTATTTTTGAGCAACACATTCTGTATTGTGTTAACGGCGAGTTTAATTCACTTATAAATACAGTCCTCGCTCTATGACTTTTACGGCCACGCCAGCCAAAGCTCTTCTTTGGGATAAAAATTATGTCATCGACAACCTTCCAGTCTGGATTTATACGGACAACAATCAGCCCACATCACTAGCTGACTGCAAGGCCAAAATCTCAGCAACGAAGTACACCATCAAGGACATCGATTTACAGATCGAAATTCGTGAACTCGAATTAAAAACAGGCAACAGCCGTCACAACAGCGCATTCGATTACGAAAAGTGGAAAGCACAGGCTCTGCGAGCAAAACAGACGCACCTGTACTTACTTAACGCCTACACGTACTGGTTACTGCTAAACGAAAGAGACGCCGAGACGTCGGAACTTGAGAAGACAGTAAAAACTTTGATCAATTTGCTGATCGAAGACCCTACAGACTTTGTTGGACAACTTGAAAAACTTCTATGAAGTGTTTAAAAAACACAAAACACACGAAAACAAGTGAAGTATGCCAGGATTGTTTAAAAGAAATAAATAATCCTCTGGTATTCCCTGACTTAAACCAAATCGAGCCCGAATTAAGAGGGTTGGTTACACAGCTAACCCTTCAGAACACAGATTTTACGAAGTGTTGGAGAACTAGCCACGCGGGCATCACCCTCGATGGCAAAAAATGGCCAATCAGTAACGTTTTATACGCGTTTTTTAAAGCGGACGTGGGCTCTGCGGCTCTAAAAAACATCTGCAGGCGACCCGATTGCGTTAATCCGGCGCATTTGCTGTCGCGTTTCGAGAAACCTCAGATCGTAAAGAAAGTACGAAGCGGGTTCAATCGAAAACTTAAGGATGTCAACGCATTGAGCGATGCGGAATGGTTACGACAACCTTAAACTGGTAGCACTGCGATGTCGTAAGAAAGGCCGCATCGTAGTATCCTGGAGGGCGCTCAGGGTTTTAGCCTTTTCCCTTGAGCCGCAAGCGAACCTTGCTTCCTGACGTCAGGAGGTGAGGCGGCCCTCCTCTTAACTCTCTATCTTCATCTAAATGGATTTAATTAGGTCAGATCTCAAAAAAGTTGTAGATGTTCTTCAGAGTATCGACTTAAGTTTGCAAATTTTAGCTAATGCCAAAACATCGAAGAAAACCACGGCGTTTGTTAATCGAAAGGTTGTCGCAGCTCGGCTTGGGGTTGCTCCTGTGGTTATCGATAAACTTGTATATCAAGGGATTACATCTGGTGGCACTTCTGGTCTTATTGAAGGAGTACATTACTGTAAACTGGATCCTACCGAAGCAAACATTTCAAACTTTTTGTTTGACTCGATTAAAGTACTTGAGGCAGCCTGGACTAACTTCACAAACTACGAGAATGACTAATTTCGGTAACAATCTTAAGAGCTTTGGTCAAAAACTTTTCGGCAAAAGCGAAGTTCAAAATCGTATCTCTAAAAGTGCGCTTAAGGTCATTTTCGGGGATGTGTGCACTCTGTACGCAGAGTTTAAAAAAGCAAAGGGTTATGGAGCACTGTTTTTCAACCCCTTTAATCCAGAAAAGAGCACATATCTGACGCTGCCTGAGATTAGAAACGACATAGCTTTAGCAGAAGAACTCTGTGACGAAGAAACTGCTAAGTTTTTGAAAATTCTGTCTAAGGTCGTAGATAAAGAAGCAGATTCAGAAAATTCAATTGTTGTACTTGTAGATAATAAAAAGTTAGCCTTGTTTACCATGGATTTAAATGAAATTAATAAGCACATTGACGAAATAGCAGATGCCTATAGCCGACTTTGATTTCGTTTCGCCCCCAGATCTAGTAGGAGTAACAACCTCATTTTTTGGGGGCGAGATTGACCTCGATCCAGCGTCCAGCGACGAGGCCAACACTCTTATCAACGCCAATCGTTATTTCACCCCGCGGTCGAACGGATTGGCACAATCTTGGAAAGCCAAAAACATATATCTGTACCCTCCTAGGGAATTAATGTCCTATGACGAACAACCAAAAACTAGACATGTCTTTAAAAAACCAAAACGTTTTATAAAGTCCGCACAACGTGTGTGGCTTGAAGAATGCTATAAGCGCTATTTAAAACGGGAATTCGATGAGGCTGTTGTGCTACTGACATCTTCTGAAGTTGCTTTAATAACCACGCAAAAACTGGGGATTGATTTTCCGTTGTGCATTATGAAGACACGGCCAGATCTATTTTTAGATACCCCGGGTCTGCCGAAACTAACAAATACCAGATGCTTTGGTTTTGTGTATTATTTTCCCAGCTTACACAACACTTCAAAAAGAGTTTTAGAATTTAGCGAAACATATAGCTCTCTGGGCCGGGTGTACTATTAAGACTTTGAATTGAGTTGTACGAGTTATCTGGGCCGAATTCATCCTTTTCGGAAAAGCCTAGGCCCACAGGCGTTTCCCTAGATTTAGCTAAAGAACGAGTTTTAGCTAAGCGGAACTGTCGTTCACGTGGACTCTCGGCCCAGACTTTGCCGGCCATACGAATCACATCACGACTACGGTATCGGTAATCGTGTTTTGCAAAGGGAGCGTCGCCGTGAAACCGAACTTTGCGTTCGTGGCTAGACTCCCGTATTTCGTCAGACATTGTACGTGTAGAGATTCTTCATAGACTCTACATCGCTAGTAACAGTAGGCGGATTCTTGGCGTACTCCATGTAAGTAGTATCCATTAAGTTATTGAAAGCAGGGTCTTGAGCGATCCTTTGAAACTGCGCAATAGGAGCGGCCAAAGCCTGATACATGCGCGCACTGCCCTCGCGACTCACAGCATTCAATCGAGTAGTGTAATCTTTCAGAGAGGCATTTACGGCTCCTGCAAAACGTCTAGCGGACTGAGAGCCAAGAACGTTTGGATCGTACTTCGCAAGCTGACCCGCATACGCAGCACCAATACCTGCAATAGTTTTATAGAAATTTTCGTTAAAGCCCTGCGCTGCCTCTTTAGGAGCAAGACCCGTAAGAGTCGATACCTCTTGCTTTAAACTCCTGTACTTCTGACGAATGCTTTTGTTCTCTTTTTTCAGATAGCTTGCAGATTTCTTTTGAGCCTCTTTAGCTTTTTCGACGGCCTGACGAGCCTGCTCCTGAGGAGACGGACCAAATAAGCCCATTATCCAAACGGTGATAATCCTTTTTGTATTCTACTAGCAACAATGTCACGTAGCCTCAAAATATCACTGCTTGCGGATGGTTCGCCAGGATCGAAGAAATCCATCGAAATATGAGGACCAGTAGCCCGTCCAGTTTCTCCTTGGGTTCCGATTCGAGTTCCAGGTTCAATGGTCATGCCTGGGCGAAGATTCGGATTAAGTTGATCGAAGTGAGCGATCAGGGTATCGAAAGGTTTCCCTTCGGGCGTAACCCCTCGCAATTCCACATAATTTCCATAGCCACGGCCGCCGGGTCCGCGATTAGCCGAATTGGCTTCTCGAACAACTTTTAAAACTTGCGCTCGAAAAGGCGATGCAAACATCGCGCCGCGACCGCCTGCTAAAGCAAAATCAAGTCCGGGTTCGCCAGTAACATCCCTTGGCGACGTGACCACAGCTCCCGGATAAGAGATGCCTTGAGCCATTCGAGCACCGGTTGCGGCATTTGTTCCGATGCCTTGGGCAGTTTGACTCGCGGTTAAATTCTGAGACGAACCTTCAATTGCATTATTATACTCTCGTTGCTGTAGCTTAATATCAAGCAAACCCTGTATTAAACTGGACGGACTGAGCCCTGTTTCTTTCTGAGTATCGCTTAACAGACTGGACATCACCTGCGACTCTTTAATGTCCGCCGCATTGTCGTTACCGCTATCTCGCAGAGCGTCGGCCTCTTGCTGCAGAGCAATTGCCCCTGCGCCCACGGTGGGGGCCGCAAGACCTTCTATAGAAGAACGCAGCAAGAATTTTTTGATCGCTCCTTTTAGGTCAAACAGTGCGGGGGCCGGTGCGCCAGGAGAAACTGAGGGGTTTTGACTAGGTACAGGAGCGGCGGAGGTCGGAGCTTGCGTAGGCGATCCGAAGAGTTTTAAACCTTTCTGTTGAATATCTGGACTGAAATTGAAATAGAAGTTACCGCGGGGATCCGCCATGTAATCTTCTGGCTTTTTATATTTTAAGTTGGCCTGTCCCCTAAACTCTGTAGCACCTCTAAGATTCTTAATCTCCTGTGCAATTAAAGACGGATTATCAACAACCGCCGCAACCCTGTCGTACTCTTTGCCGAGCAACCTACGACCGAAAGTAGGGTCGCTAATTTGCTGCATCGTGTAGGGAAACACAGCAGCGTACTGGTTCGGCTGTTTAGCAATATTTAAAATATTGACCGGATATTTACCGCTTAACCGTCGGTTGATAACGTTGGCAGTAACAGCAGCAATATCCCGACCAGCGCCTCCGCGATGAGCCTCAAGTCCGCTAAGCAGAATTAGAGCATTACGTTCAGCAGGAGTAAGACCGAGACGGCGGCTGGTTGTGTCAGGCATGATCAGCAGGCTGGGTGTCTTCGTCGTCGAATAAATTGATATTTGTATCCACGCGGACGCCGACTTCTTTTAAAACAGTCTTATAAGCGCGCTCTGTACATATTAATTTAAGAATAGTCTTCCAAAGATACGAATCTCGGTCTTTGCTTTTTAACGAGTGAGCTTTGGCTCTGATTCGAGTCAACACAAATTCGTCTTCGAGCGTAAGCCCGCATTCGATGTTCCCCCCTTTACGCGAAGCCATAAAAGGACTCCAAGTACTCTCAGTTTAACCGTGTCAAGGTAGCTGAGCGACAACACTTCGACCAGTATCGCCAGGCGACGCGCAGGGACCACTGTACCCAGATCACAAAAGGTACAAATTTACCAGTTTTTACAGGACCAGTATCCTGCGCTCAGTTTGCTTTTTTGCTCGTCACAGCTGTGGCGAGACCTGAACGCAGCTTTACGGTCCGGTTCGTTGCTGCGGTTCTTCATGTTGGGGTCGCCAAAGCGGACTAGGCGCACCGTATTGCCTTCTTTAGCTGCCACGGAGTACTCTTTGCCGCTTTGAACGTCTCGTTTCGGCTGATTGTACCCTTTAAAGACCTCTCCTGCTAGCCGAATCATTTTTGGTCTCAGGTGGCTCTTACAAGCATACCAACCGAAACATAAAAAAGGCATTAGGTTTGGCACATACGCTTGCGCACACAGCAAATAAAGGTAATATATAGCCGTTGCTTTTATTCCGCTTCTCTAATGTCGGAAGGTAAATCTCTCCTCACCATCGCAGAAACAGCTGAATTACTGAACTGCAGCTCCGGTTTTGTCCGCAAGCGCATTGCGTTATCTGAAGCGAGTCAGCCTGGCGGTTGGCCCAAGTCGGTGTACGTGAACCTGCAGCCCAACGGCGCCAAGTCCCTGTACCGTGTCAACAAGAGCGCTCTGGAGGATTACCTCAAGAGTTCTTCTGCCACTAAAGTAGAAGACGAGGTTGCCACGGCAGCTAACTGCACCATTTGAGCTAGATCATGACGTTTTCCGGTTCTTTCAACACGGCTCAGGTTCCTACAGACGGGGAAGTTGAGCCCAACGAAGGCCCGGAAGTCGAAACCGAGGCACCAGTGGAGGAATTAATCCTCTCGCTGGTGTCTCTTTCGTCGTATGTACACCAGCTCTACACACAGAGTCACTTAATTCACTTAAACATCGAGGGGCCGCTTTTTCTACCCATCCACGAGTTCTTAAAAGGTCAGTACGACGCACACATTACTCAGTTCGACGCCATTGCTGAGTTCGTGCGGTCGATGGACTTCCTTATGCCGATGTGTCAGCGAGGTTTGCTGACGGCATACAAGGGCTTTAAGCACGTTAAATCTTACGAAGCCCGCGAAGCCCTAACGGTTTATTTGAAAAATCTTGAGACCTGTGGCTTCATGGCAAAAGACGTAGGCACACTGGCTCGAAAGGTTCAAGCGCCTGACGTCGAGAACTACATGGCCGACTTAGTCGGGGCAAGCTTCAAAGCCTCGTGGTTCCTCAAGAGCACTCTCAGGAATTAAACCAGAAGCCAGGTATCCGAGGCACGAATGTAGAGTCCGGCTGTGAACGCACCGGATCCATACACCGTGTAGTAGAAGGTGCCTGACGGGTAGCTTGCTGCTGTAGGTAGTCCGCTACTAACCACGCTGGCTCCAGCAACAACTCCTGAGGCCAGTATGCAACCGGATGCCAAGGTTGCTGTATTAGCCGAAACAGCACCTGATGCGCTAATTGCGCCCGAAGCTAAGAACGCACCGATTGCGCCAGAGGCTAAGACCGAACCCGAAGAAAGCGTTGCTGTATTAGCAGTTATAGCACCTGACGCAATTAAGGTACCTGATGCAATACGTGCTCCAATAGCTCCTGACGCAAGTACAGCGCCTGACGCCAGAATTGCTGTATCGGCTTGTGAAGCAAACGTTCCACTGAGCGCTGTACCGGCGACATCGGCGTATCCGGAATCAACTTTCTTCCAAGCTGCGCCGGTCCAAACTTTTAAATATGCGTAACCGCCGTTTGAGTCAGTCCATAATTCGCCGATTGAGTTTCCAGGAAGCCCTGCCGGCGTGGAGTTAGGTCCGGAAGTGCCGTAGTGCGGCGGTCCAACTTTTCGAATAGAGCCGGCAGAATCTTCAAAATAGACGCCGGGATCCACGGCGGCGAAACAAATTGCCGGTTCGCCGGGCGTCAAGATCGTACCGCTAGGTCTATCTGACGCGAGACCAGATCTTTTTAATAGAAATACAACAGGTGTGGAAGTCATTAGTAAGTTCCTCCGTTCAGAGAATACGCAAGAGGCGGGATTTGAGTTCCGTTAGCGTATGTGCTGCCGTCAAGCGTTCGAACCGGCGACCCAGGATACACGACGTTAGAGCCTGCAGTATATGTGCCTCCGTCATAAACTTGAAGTCCAGTCAACGTAATAGGCTCAAACGGATTAAACTCATCAAATGTATACATCTCAAACGAAGGCGCTCTAAGTTCGTTTAAGCTGTCTAAATCGCCTGAGTTTAATGTTTTACTCATCATGTTATACATATCGGATTTCATCATCCGATTAGGCATAGCGTCCTTAGCAGGACTGTGCCGCTGCCACCAAACCAGATTTCTCTCCCTCTCTAAAAAATCAGACTGTTTAGCTAAATCTTTGTCGAACTTTTCTCGGTAGTACTCGTTTAAAGGTTCGTCACTTGGTTGATGTAACACCCACGGAGATGTTGCGTTTTGTTGGTTGTAACGCAACTGCATGTCCCACATAGCAGCATATATGTGTTTGCACCATTTAGGCTGGTAGTAATAAACGTTAGGATCTGAGTAAGGGCGCTCATCGAACTTGGGAATATCGTAAATTTGGTTGAGGTATATAAAACCAAAGGAACGTGCAAAACCGGGGTCGTCCGGAGCGTTGACCACGCGGGGCGTACGCCCGGCACCGGCGTCGTAAATACCGGGGTCCAAGTTCTGAACACGAGTAAACGGATATCGTTTCTTGAGACTTGTTTCCCAGAGATTTACATTTTCGCGACTTAAGAAGTCTGGACAGGTGCACTGTGCCCGCATCTCCGTAGTCAAGTATTCGCCTACGAGGGGAGCACCCGTGGCAGGAACCGCTAGCGTATTCGCGTCGACGACAGACCAGCTTTTATCTCTCGCAACAGATAAAAATAAAGTATTGAATATAGGGGCATACGTAGGAGACCTTGGTACATCGTTTATACCAACTGCTGTAACTGTGTAATTATTGTAGTTGTACGCTTTCTCTGTACCGTCCGCGTTAAACTTATTAGAAACGACTTCTCCAGTAAAAAAGGAGACAGGAGCACCAAACCTGGAACTTAGCCGAACAGCGTATGTGCTGTCGTCGTATTGCGTTACAGAAGTTATGGAGTAACCGACGTCTAAGAAGTTGAAAGAATTACGGGGGCGGACGCCGACCATCCACATGCGCATATCCGAGCGCATCGTCGGGTACATAAAACAGACTCCAGGCAGGTAAACACCTACGCCGGTTGTGCCTGTCGGATAGTACTTAAACGAATACGTAAGGCCGTCGTAAGCCTGCTGCGAGTACATGGCTAACTCATAGCCACGGCGCCAACGAGTCCAAAGCGACGCGTAATCGTACTCGCTAACTAAACTGAAATCCTTTGTATTTAACGCCGGACGAAAGCGGCGATCGAACGAAAGAGGATTAGATAACTCTTGAACGTTATCCGCTCCTCGTATAGTTTTAGGCAGCTCTACGCTTTTTGTAGCTTTTAATTCGCGAAAACCAAAATTATCAGACCCCTTACGGCGGCCCATATCAATAGAATCCGCCCTGAGCCCACACAGTGATACCAGAAGGACTTAAACCACCAGACACAGCAGCAGGGCCCGCGCCTAAGTAACCCACGGCGAGAATGTAACCCTTCTCTAAGTACAGCCCTTCGCTCTTACCGATTTGAATTGGAGCCAACAGGTTCGTGTTGCCGACTTGAGGTACCGGAGCGTTAGTTGCGAACAACTGCACGCTCTGTGGATACCCTTGAGTCGAACCACTTAAGCCGACCTCGACGCGCCCGATCATCAACGCAGACGAAGTCGAAGGCGCAGCCTGATTAGGCGCATAAACGTACAAGCCAAGTTCGCAGGTACGTACGCCACTGTTGTCGCGATAACCTTCGTTACTAACGACGGTGATGTCTTCGACTAGCGCCGCATCCTCGGACGGCAGATCGCCGACGCGAACAAGTTGAATCAGATCCGTCAGATTCGGATTAGTTGAATCACAGGTACCAGTTGAACTGGTAATTCGAGCCCCACGCAGAAACGGGCGGTCGATAAGACAGGGGCTTTTGTTAGTGGAGGTCGAGGCCATTTATCCGCGTGGGGTTTGAGAACAGATCTGAAGATCAGCCGATTCGAGTGTTGCCGGCGCCGACATCTAAGGTCAGCTCAGGGCTCTTGGATTCCGAGCCTTTAGACCCAGACCCAATTACGCCGTACTGCTGGAGAATTTTTAAGACGTTTTCTAAATTCGCAACATTATCTTCGGGCGTTTTCGCACCGGTGTCGTCCATACCAAACTGGCTCATCATTTGAGCGCCAGCCATCGGCATTCCTTTAAAAGCAGCGACTGCGCTGCCCACGCCGCCGGCAAGACGGCCAATTCCCGTAAAAAACTGGTTGAGCTGCTCGCCCCACCCGGGCATTTTTGGGCTGGCAGGTTGAGGTGTAAAAATTGCCGGAACTTCCGGCTTGTACTGCCCAGAGGGACCGCCCGGTAAACGCGACGGGAGAGTCGGGTCAAACGTAGGAAGAGGAGTCGTCGGAGGAAACAGAGTCATTGTTTTGGCTCAAACGAAAGGAACGGTGGGGTATGCGGCCGAGCCGCCTAAGGGAACAAAACGGCCACCGAGAGGAACACGATTAAGAGCCGGACGAATTAATGGACGTGTCGCATCTTCCAAATCTGAGGCGCCCGCGGTACCTTCCACGGCGGTAGCTGCAGCGGCTTGGGCATTGCCGACCATATTGTTTTGCGAGTTGTCGCCTAGCTGAGTGCCGACCGTCGCGCCCTGCGGTTGCGGAGTTTGCTGCGAAAGCTCAGGTCGCGAATTAGCGCGCTTAAGTAATTCGTACGCCAGCGTGGGGTTGGCAGCAGCCCACTGCAGCGCATTAGGCGGCATGCCTTCTAATGCGGCAGCCTTAGCAGCCAGCTCGGCTCGCATTTCGGGTTGCTTAGCGTACCGTTCACGCTCGGCGTAGTATTTACTGATTTTGTCGTACTGGCCGGCTTCTTTCGGTGCGCCTGGTTTGCCAAGAGCCGCAGCAATCGCGTTGGCCCGAGCTTGGCGGTAGTTACTTTCGCGATCGTCCTGACGGATAACAGCGGGCCCGCTGCCAATCTGACCGGCCACGCTGGTGGCGGGCATGACGGGGGCTTCACGTAAACCAATCCCGCTTTCGGGCATTGGCTGTTCGGTCAACTGCGCTGCAGCTCCTCGGATTTGCTCTTCGGTAAGTTGCTCGGGTTGACCTTGAGGGGCGCCTCCTCGTAAGTAACTGGCAAGCGTACCTCCGCCCACTGCGCCTGCTCCTAAGCCGAGAGCAATTAACTGTTCGCGGCTCAGTCGAGCACCAGATGCGGTTTTGCCTAGATCGGTGGTAGCGGACGGGACTGCGCCACGCATGCCTTGAGGAAGATCTCGAATAACGCTGTAATCCAGATCAATGATGTTGTCGGCGCTGGCGGTGGCAGGAGCAGGACGACCTAAAGCACCGCCAGGGGAAACGGTAAGCGGACCGCCAGGTTCAAACTCAGCCAAACGCCCGGCAGAAGACGGAGGCACCATGCCTCCACCAGCAGCTTTCTGAATAGCTAAAGGCCCGTATTCTAATTCTTGAAGAATGAGAGTACCTTTAGGACCAACCAGATCATCAAAAGTAACAGGAACGCCGTAATGCGCCGAAGCTCGATCGGCCAGAGTTTGAATAGCGTTATAAGTGCCGGGCTGCTGCGCGTACAAAGTCTTAGCAGCTTCCGACGAGGGAAGTTCCCGAGGAGTTGTACGGAACTGTGGTTCGGGGGCAGCAAACAGATTTTGTTGACCCGGAGCTTCGCCCGGACGCAATTGCCGATATGCCCGCTCAAACGAAGCTGTGTCAGCCACGGAGGGCTGTCGAGATAGACGGATAGTCTCGGCGTTACGAGGCGTTGGACGCGGAGCGGAACCTGTAACGGGCCTACCACCGCGGGTCCGTAAAGCTAACGGAAGCTGTTGAACTTCTGCTCGCCTTGTCGGAATTGGACCTGCAGGTACAGGAGGTCCGCCATAGGTAACTTTGTTCTTGATGTCAGGTCCAAGCAGACCAGCACGGGCAGCCCGACCGAAATTCTCTAACGCGTCCGAAACCGCTTCGGCAGTAGCGCCCGGAACATTTTGAAGAGCGCGTAAAACTTGGGGGTTCCGCATGACCCCCATGCCTAGTTCTACGGCTTTTGACCAGCCTTCCGTGGACATTACGACGCTACACGGTCCTTAGATAAATATAGCGTTTATCGCCAGTTTGCGTAAAAGTACAGACGATCAGAACGAGACACATCAGGAGGACCCGGTATTGCTTGAATAAACTCCCCGCCACTTCTTTCAAATCTGTAACGAGCTGCCACGGGGTCTCGGTAATTTGGAACGTAAAGCATGTGTGCTAACCGGTCGCACTCATACAAATAGTTTTCACGCCAAATTTTTGCAGTCTCTCTTTTATCTTGAATGTTGATTGAGCGGCTGACGTCGCCCAAAATTGTCTCCTGGCGACTGGTTGCCCGTCCCGTTGCCAATTCAGTTAAGCGCTCAGCCTCCTCACAACGCTCGACTTGCTGAACTATTTTATCGTAATAAAACTCACTGGGGATACTCTGACTAGCTTCAATTAGCCTGGCGTAATCCCCAGCAGGTACGGTAGCAATATTGTACCCTAAGTGATATGCAACACGACTAAAGTTAAAGTCGTCGAGCTTAAAACCAAAAACCTGAGCCGGGTTTCGGGTTATCTGATTAATCGCCGCATATACGACCTCGCGCTTTGTTGCGTCAGTCGTGTCCGGTTGGAAGACAACGCCTTGCTGCGATAAATAACTCTGGATTTGCTCCAGTTCTTGCGGCGATAACGGAGCCACGGCTCAGCAAGCGTTCATTAAATTTATTCTACGTAAACGTCACCGCTTTCAAGAACACTATCCCAATCAACACGCGAAATAGCGCGCAGCTGATCTAACTTAGTAAACCGTTCGCCAGGTAAAGATTGCTGCAGTTCTTTGATTTCGATAGCAGTCTTAAGGCCAATACCTTTAAGAATTTGAGTCAAGAGCTGCGGGGTAGCGCCGTTGAGATTGATCCGGTTGTGAGCCGCCACTTCGGGCTTAACGATCTGTCGACCACGCCTTTGCTTAACGGGTTTTTCCGAGCTTTCTACTTCTTTAGCTTCCTCAACGATCTGGTTTTTATGGGCAAAAAAAACTTTACCGGTAGTTAAAGATCGCACCATGAAGTACTCGCCGTCATCATGCGTGCCGAGGACTTCGACCTTAACGCCGTTGGGAGTAAACGTGTACTCTTTAACTAAGGAGGCAGTCATCATGTGAACATAAGCCTTCGGTCAGTATAGGCTACAGTGTTAATCGAAGAAGTATCAGATTACAGAAAACTAATGGATTTCCGAATGGCGGGGAAATTCTTAGGTAGCGTTCCTTTTGCAGGAGATGTCTTAAACGCCGTAATAACAGGGACGTTAGGTAGACATGCGGGCACCCCACGCGCAATTCCTGCGGCAATCTTAACCGGTTTAGGAGGTGCGGCAGCATCGGCGGTGACGGGAGGCGCGGATTTCGTGCCCGGCATGACCGATGTTGTTATGACAGCAGTTAAAGCCGCTAAAAACGGAAGGCTGTCGCCCACGGAACGGGCTATATCAGAAGGGGCGGCTGTAACAAACCCAGATCGATATATAGAAAAAGCTGTGAACGCGCTGCTTGAAGAAAAACGTTATGAACAAACTCAACAGTTTCTAAAGGCCGCGCGTGGCATGACGTCTGTGCCGCCGTCGTTCTGAGGCAATAAAAAACCCCCTCCGAAGAGGGGGCCCCATCCTTCAACCTGAGTTTATCAGGTCGGGGATGTCGAGGTATAGATGCTGGATTCGACCACACCTGCCGGCTGAAGGGCGAGGTCGCTCCGGGTGGGAGCTTCGTCGGGAACGAACCAGCACACTTCGCAGATTGCGAGTGCTTTATCGCGGCCGGTGAGTTTGCCAGCCTTAGCACGAGGATCGTAAACACCGCCGGCGGCTTGAGTGAGACCCGAAGCTGCGGCACCGCCAAGGTTGGCGACAGTGAACAGACGGTAGGTAGCGTCTGCGGCCACACGGTGCATGTTTGCAGTGTTCCACGCGTTGGCGGAATTCTGCGAACCGTTTTCGATCCGGCTGTTGGCGCCGACCAGGGTTGCAAAGAAACCGCTGGGGGAAGGCGTGGTGTTCAGACCCACGGCGACAGCGGGGCCGAGGCCCAGAGTCGGGGTGGCAGAACCGCCCGTTACGCCGCTGGAGATCACGTCGCCGCCGTCGAGACGGATGGAGGCGCGATACACGTAAGCACCCGAAGGCACCACGATACCGTTGGTGATATCCGTCCGAATATCTTTGTGATAGTCGGGGGACGGAATGATCACAGCACCACTGATGAAGGTGCTGTAGTCAGCGCCACCAGAGCCGAAAGGAGTAGCGTAGTACTCCAGCTGGTTGACGCTACCCAGGTTCTGGTAGGAGAGGTCGACGTAGCCTACGGCCTGTTGTGCGACCCAACCAGGCTGAACGACGACGCCCACGGGGCCGCCGACAGGCTGGTTAACCAGATTCTGACTGGTGCCGTTTTCGTTAAGGGAGGTGACCGTCTTAGGGTCATGCCAGTAACGAAGAACGTTCGTATAGTTACCAGGATAGATCTTGGTAACGGCGAGCTGTTTAGGATTGATGGCCATCGTTAGTTATCTCCTCAAGCGTTAAAGGAGTAAGCGATGGTCGCGAAGTCAGCGTTCAGAAGTTCGAAACCTGCGTACAGGCTCCAAATCATCATGATGAAACGGCTGAAGTCGTCGTTGTTGTTCAGGAGCACCTGAGCATTGTTGCCGCCGATGCCGACGCCAACGCTCTGGGGACCGAAGAACATACCGATCGCAGCTTCGTAAGAAGCAGCAGTACCACCGATAGTCGCAGACTGAGCCTGCGAGGGCATGTTCGTGGACTCGAAGAAGCGAACGCCTTCGAACACGAAGCCGGTGGGCATGATGGGCTCGCCAGCCACAAAAGTAGCTTGGCCAAAACCCTGACCCATGTAGATGGCAGCGTTAGGCTGCATCGAGGACATGAGAGGGTTGATCTGCCCGTTGCCAGGGTAACGAGCAACTTCGCGGAAGTCGCTGTTCTGGCGGAGGTGCATAAGGAAGGTCGGATCGCAAACGCAGCGATAGAAACCGTCCTGATACGTGGGAGTATTCCGCTTACGCAGGCTCTTCACCACGCGCAGCAGGTCATCCTTAACGTCGAACTTAGCTTGTTCGGCGTTGGCGTAAGTCAGGCTGCCGACAGCGAGATCGCCAGGGTAGTAATAACCACCTTGGGTGTCAGAAGCTTGGCCCTTAGAAACAGCTTTAAGGAGTTCGTTGATGAACACCCGGTCGCGCCAACGACGATAGTCGTCGAGAAGAGTTAAGGAGCCGATGGACTGGTGGAACGCGGTAAGATTACCGGTGTCCAACAGCAAACGTTGCGCGGTGATTAACGTCTCACGCGCAATCTTGAAAGTGCTGGGCTGAGTAGGATCAGACGGATCCGCAGGGCCTGTATACTCACGGAGCGTTACAAGAACTTTGTCCTTGACAATGTTCCTGCTGCTTGCAGTACCAATGGTCTGCTCTGCAGTACGCTCGCGTGATTCCTTGCTACCGGGGTTGCCCCAGAAGCGATAACGGTCAAGCTGAACGGTCTGGCCGGGTTGTTTGCTACCTGTAATGCTTTAGCAAGCACCGTAAGGCTCTTTATCCTTACGTAACATCAACTTAAGGGCGTTGATGAGTAGACTATATCTTCACCCACAGCAGGTATAACCTCTGTTTGGGTGCTCCGCACTCGTGTCACCTTATCGGCTTCTACAACAAATTTGTTGCGGTCAGCCTCGCTCCACTTCGACTTACCCCGATTTGTTCGGGTGTCGTAGCGAAGGTCGAATTTGTAGCTCATAGCTTTACAACCGTAAGGCTTTAAAACCTCGACGAATTGCCTGGCGGACGTACCGTTGGCTCTGAGATTCCATAAATCAGGATTCTTTTTAGCCATCGGAACCCGAGGAACCAATGAGGCGCCTGTAAGGCTTTCTATCCAATCCGAGACAACTAAAGCTGTGTCGTACGGGATATATAAAGCTAGCTCTACAATGCGTTCCCTGATATAAGGTTCTCCTGTACGCGTGTATGAGCCACGCTTGCGGAGATGTAAAGTGCCGTCATCCATATAAAGGAGAGACAGCCCTTCTAACCCTACGTCTCGTAAAAAAGAAGCAGTAAACTCTTTTTTACCGTGAGGGTAGAGTTCCCTATAAATAGGTAATAACAGCTCTTGTTGATTAGACCACCACTGACAAGCAGGAAAACTTCCTGTCTGACAGTTTGCTTCTCTGCTTTTAATGGGCTGTTTTATTCCAAAAATACGATTTAACCTTCCCACTTTCCAGCGGAGAAACTCAAACTGTTTTTTGGAGTGGGTTAGATGAAGACTTGGGTAAGTCGTTATCTGCCTGAGGCAGCCATCGCCCAAACAGACCCCTTTAAGAAAGGAGCGGTCGCTTCGAGAGAGCATTCGAGCAGTGTTAGTCGTTGAACCTTCCAGTCTTTTCGGACTGGCTTGGCTGCTGATTGGCCTCCCTTTCGGGTCCGGCTTTCCAGCAATTCACGGAGTTTAACCTAAAGGCTTTCACCTAGAGGGACTCTAGACGCGTGCGTCCAAGTCGTGAACAACCACGGGCTCAGCTGCCATTTCTACAACGTACGCAGGATGCGGACGGTATAATTCGGCACCGAGCAGCTTCGGAAAATCATTGTCGACGAACAAAGCGCCAACTCCCGAAGAACTACATAACTACTTTACCTAAAACCGACTGAATGCGCTGAGTATGTGTCGCATTTTTAGCGGGATTTAGCCAATATTTTTTTGATTGCTCGAATTGACCGTGGGACTAAACCGATGCAGCATCGTACGAACACCTTCAGGCGCCTGGTAGTAAATAGAACCGTAGTTGTAAGCGTACCTAGAGGATTTGCCGCGGTACACAAATCTCAAAGGCGAAGACATCAAACCAGGAGTCGTGGACCGGACGGTTTCAGTGAATGTCTGACAGTAAACAGGAGGGTTGTACTGCCACGAGGCGCGTGAGCCCGACGTGTCGTTAGTCGGGTTCGTAAGGATTCCGCCCTCGTACCGAGCGTGGGTTACACCGCCGCCCGTATAACCCTGAGCAGCGCTGTTGTTATCAGGTGTGTTGTACGGGGTATACCTTTGAGTGTCGGGTGCGGTACCTCGGAAGTACGTGTAAGCGCCAGCATCACGAGCGCCAAACTGCGGCCCGTATGCACTGGAAACTTTGGCGTTAGCAATCTTTGAAGTACCGAGTGGTCGATACCCTACGTAGCTACTAAGTGCGCCACTCGGCGCGTAGTCAACGTTAGAAAAGTCAGTCCAGTACCCAGACACCGCAGGAGGTACGGCGCGCCACGCGGTGCTTAAAAGTCCGGTGTAACGATCTGGGGGTCCAGCGGTAACAACACCTAGGTCAGCGCCCTGATCTTGAATACCAGAGCTGACAACTATGAAACCCTCGTGGGCAGGACCAGACTCAACCCGACGTGGGCCGACATCGTGACGCCAATTGCTCAACGGCGTATACATTGGCGCGCCCTCAGATATTTATAGTTTAAATCCCTGCGACTCAAACGCCGGACGGAGCCACGCTTGAGATTTGATCGCTCAGCGTCTGAATATCAGCGGATATGCTTTGCATATCCTGCGTATACAACGCTTTAAGCGTTTCAAGATCTTTCTTCAACTCGTCGAGTTCCGAGTTGAGTGGGCGGAGAGCCCCGTACCGACGATGCAGTGCAGACATTTGATCAACCTCTACGTTTTGCGGCAGCTTTTTTGGCTTTTGATTTAGCCAAACGAGCCGCTTCTTTCGAATGCTTTTGTCTTTTGCCTTGCTCAGCGAGATACGCAGCGCGCCGTTTAGCGTCATCAAGAGTTTCTTCTTTGACTTTTTTTACTTTCTCAGGGATATCGCCTTTGGTTTCTTTTTCGTATTCGCGCACCTTGCCCTTTGAAATTTCACCCCGCTCGGCCATGGCATAGAACTTACGGCGCTGAGCCTCACTGGCGAAAGGCATTTTAGATAACAAGTCCTCCTTGTATATTAACCAGTCCCGAGCCAGAAAAATGCCCGAAAGAACTTAAATCTAGTTTTGGCGACTTGATGGCGCGCCAAAGGGGCAGCATGTTGTCAAAACGAATGTCGTCAATAAAAAGCCACTTGAATTTATTTGTAGGTTGCAGTGTTGTCAGAAGCTGCAGAAACTTGGGCTCAAAATTACTGTCCTTGGGACCATCAAGCATGATGAAATCAGCAGACTCAAGCAACGATTTGTGCTTCTTAAAACTGCCGGGGTCAATCAAATCGTCTAGATGTTGAATCAAACGACCCGACGCAAAATCAGACTCGTTGAGAACAGTCCAATCAAAATGTTTGTAGTCATATAGGTCAAACGTATGAACAGTGCAATCTAAAAACGAGTTATCCAGCATTACCCGGGCAGAACAACCGCGATAAGTGCCGATGTCGACCACGGTGCGTGGGCGCCCAGTTCGAATGAGGCCACTTAAAAGTCTGTAGTGATCTCCCGGGAACGCATTAGCAAACTCAAAGTCTGGAACGATCTCGTTAAACGCTGCGTACCGAAGCGCCTCTAAAACATACGCATAATCTTTGAAATTTTGAGCTGCTCGGTCGTCGTCGACGGAAAGAAAGTAAGACTGAAAGGCGTGCCGGGCGTTCATAAAAAAACCCCGCACGAGGCGGGGTAATGTCCTCTTACGCCTGGATTATATCAGCCGTTATCCATGAAGAGCAGCTTGCTGCGCAGAGCGTCGGGAGACATTTGTGACAGATAGCGCCACGCCTGCTCGGGAGAGCGGTTCATGGTCTGGTTGAAACCTTGCCACTGAGTGTCGGGATCGACGTTGCGCGCACCGCCGGTGGCAGCCGCGGGAACAGCAGGCATCTGATCGTACTGAGGCTCGTAACCCTGGGAGGGATACACGTCAGTAGCGGTATCGTCGACTGGGTACACCTCAGTGAAGAACCGGTTGGTGTAGTCGGCGAGTTGATCAGGATCCGTCAGCATATGCTCCATGGCGCCAGCGCGGGCACCCAGAGCCTCCATCGTCTCGTTCTGCTTGATTAAAGCGTCTTCGAGAGTGACGGCGTACTCGTTCAGAACAGCAGGAGCTTCGAGACCGAAGTGGTTAACTACGGCCGCGCTTGCCTCGCTTAGCTGTGGTTGACCCGTAGAAGTCTGATAAGAAGTCGGGGTTGTAGACCCGTTGCTGAACGAGGTCGGCTGAGCCGTAGGGGCTTGGAACTGCCACGGCTGGGCCTGTGAAATTTGACTGTACTGTTGAGTATCCTGCGGAGCCGTCAGGTACTGAGGATACTGTTGTGCCTGGCTGGGGGACGGGGAGATTCGGGAAACCACCCGCTCCAGACTGCCCATCGCCGCTTCCCACGGATTGGACGGGGAGGAGGTTGACGGATACTGGCTGTACTGGTTGTTGGTAGACGGGGCCGTAACCGGTGTTGCCGGCGACGGCGCTTGAGGCATAGTCGCCGAAGCGACCGCCTGGGTATTGGCCACCCATTGGGGGTAGGCGGTGGAGCCCATGTCCGCCGAGGGCGCTGCCTGCGGGGCCGCTACCGCCGGGGAGACCGGGCTCGGGATCGAAGCTGGGATCTGCTGGCTCATAGCTGCCCGAGTAAGTCAGTTCTTGCGCAAGGTGATCAAACGTCCTGTAAAACAGGGGCGTGAGGTTTAGCCGAGGATCAGCCGCTAGGGGTTGATTCGGCGCAAGAGGATGTGGCGTCTGCAACATCTGACTTAATAATACTAAAAATTGCTGAAATGCGCTTTGTGTCTGTTGAATCATGCGGAAGGGAAAACCCTTCAACATTTCCGCACGTTCGGAGTCGGTTTTATCCGGGAAGAGGTACTTAATTGCCTCGACCGAGTCCACGCCGAGTTCCTGTAGGTTTCGGACAACGATAGATTTTTGGTTTAAATCGTACGCTGTGTCTTCATAGACGTCGCCCTGGAAGCGATACGAGACCTCGCGGTCGCCATCCGGTGGCAGACCATACACACCAGGCGGAACACGCCTCTCTTCGAGCGCTTTTTGAATCGCTGCGTCTAATTTCGCCTCGAACCTCTGAAGAGACGCTTCATATTTCTCAACAGCCTCAGGCGTCTGTTCTTTAGGCGGTTTCGGCTTCTTTAACTCCGTAACGGCAGCGAAACTTTCCCTAAAAATCTGCTCCTGGTGATAAATAATCATCTCCAGGATCTGGCAGAAGCCGTATGTTAAAAAACTCTTATTTTTACGAAGCGCCGTGGCCTGAGCCCGACCCATAAG